TATTTTTTCAGGTTCTGATTTAGCTGCATCAAGTGTAAGCTCACTTAACATTCTGTTTTGTTTAGCTCTAGCTAATGTTTCTTTTTGTGCTTTGAGTTGCTCCTTAATAGATATTACATCACTAACAATAGGAATACCAAAGTCTTGCACCGCTTTAGAATTGTATATTCTTTGAGCTCCTTGTAAGAATGATTCAGGACTTCCGTCAGGATTATATCTACCCATTCTAGATGGTCCAGAATCTCCTAAATCAAAATCAAACTGAGGAGTACCTATTCCATCTTGACCTTTGGGCACTTCGTGTGTATATCCTAACTTCTCCATTTTTAAATGATCCTCTAACTTATTAGCTTTATACCCCTTACCAGTTTTAGGATCATACATCATGTGAGGTTCAAACTTTTTAACCTTACCACCCTTTTTCATAGGAAGAGAGCCCATAATATCTGATGCACTACTTCCACCTTGACCACCACCAATACCACCACCAGATATTAGACCTTCTAGTCCACCTTCACCAAGAGCACTATTTAACATACTCATCAATCCACCACCAGAATCATCACCCTGTTGTTCCTGGCTTGCTGAAAGATAAGCCTGATCTTTCATATCTTCTATTGTTTCATCATAACTCTTTTGACCCATTTGTTTTGCCACTGTATCAAATAAGAAAGCCTCATCTATACGAGTGGGTGGGCGGTTACCTTTAGGTGTTTTTATGTTTGGAATCATAGCTCCTATATTAGCCTTCTTAGCCATAAGTTTCTTTACAGCTTTTCCGTGCTTTTTCATAAAGGCTTCCTCATTAGGAAACTTCTTGTAAAACTCTGCTTCAGACTTAACGCCTGCTATCTTTAAAAATTCAGCTTTCATATTAGTGGTATTTGTCTAACCAGCCGCCTGGTTGTGGGGTGTTATAGTTTGTAAAGTTAGTCAATTGGTTTAACTCTACCAAAGATTTTCCATCTCTGGCCATAGGAAACTCTGTAACGCTGTTTCCTTTAAACTTGTAATCTTCTCCTGGTTGCATCACCTTTATATCACCAGCGTCAGATACTCCAAGTACAGGGTAGTTAACACCCTTCATTGTTATATTGTTGGAATTGATTTTAGTTACCTCTCCTGGATATGCTAATTGTCCTCTATTATCTTCTATCACACCACCTTCTTGAAACTTATCTAGCCATCCACCATCTTGAGCCTTCTGACAACTACCCTTACTAAAAGGTGTTTTACCAGCAACTGCTTTATATCCTGGCCAGCATCTTCCACCATTTTTCATTTGTGGTGCACCAATAGCAATAGGAGCTGCTACTGCAGGTAGAACTTTAAATAGATTCTTAAATGCTTCTTTATCTTTTATCATTTTAAAGAATCGTGGACTTACTGAGGTTTTACCTGCCTTACCGTCTGATATTATTTTTTTTATCAAATCATCAGAAACTTCATATTGTTTCTCTGTTCCCCAAAACTTTTTAGGTATGTAGTCCATTCTTAGTTCATCTATCCTTGCAGCAACTTCTTGTGGTCTAGATAGATATTCTATTGTTTCTGCTGTATCATCTCCTAAGTTCTTTATGTTTCCATAAACCTTTTCGATGCTCTTTTTATTAGATCCTGTTAGCACCTTAGCATAGTCATCCGTCACTTGAGGAACAGCAGATTGAATTGTTCTAGCATACTCAGGTTTGGTAGCTCTTGCACCAGCATCCATTGCATGTTTGTTTTCATGCGCAACAGTTCTTCCAAGTCTCCAATTTCTTTGGGATAAATTCGGATAAGCTGATTCAAACCTAGGAAGAGAAATAAGTGCTCTATTTTCTGAAGCTCTAAAGAACCCTAATGTATTAGGATTATCAGCAAAATATTTTATATCATCAGCACTTGTAGGAGTCATCACTTTAGTAAACCTTCCTGTTGCTTCTAGTTGATCTGCATTCATTCTAGCATTATTAGCGTAGTTTATCTTTTTAGCTCCTTCAACCATCTGGTCTTTTAACCTTCTTAACACCATTGCATCATCAGCAAGTCTTGGAAAAGTTTTCTCAATATAAGACAAAGGCATAGCTAGTTCTCCACTTGCTGTAAATAGCTCTGGTTGTTTTCTTTTTAATTGTTCAAGTGATGAGTTATATAAATTTTGATTATTACGAAGTTGCCTAGTTAGTGCAGGATCATTAAACTGAAACGTAAAGTCATCAAACCTTGTTCTAAATCCTGGAGCTGACATCCAACTTTTAGTAAAGTCTGCAGCTTCATTAACAGGATTTTGATTATATCCTCTAAATAGCGATTTGAATTTTCCTCCTTTTACTATTTCTTTAAGTTGTGTCAAACCCACTCTAGTGTCTGACAAAGGGTTAGTAAGATTAGCTGCTACTTTTTCAATTGAATTAAAATCATTTAGAAGTGATTTTCTTAGTGAAGGTGCTGCTGCATCAACACTTGCATCTACTGGTCTATAGTTTCCAAATATATTCTTCTTATATAAATTTACTTGGTCTATAGGTATGTTTTGATTGGTAGCCATACTCCAATCAGAACCTTTATATCTTCTAAAAAACTTTGAAGCATCTGAAGGAATTTCAGCAACAACTCCCTTACCGTATTGATTAGCTACATTAAGACGTGGAGAAACATATAAATTATTAAATCTTTTTGCCATGTCAAATGGACCAACCATTGCTGGAGCAATTTGATCTGCAGGTTTTGCTCTCAATACACCACTTGTTAAAGCGTCATCTAGTCCAGATTGTCCAAGACCTCTATAGTACATGTTTGGTTTGGATTTCAATGCATTCGTAAAAGGTGCCATAAGAGGTTTTTTAAACAAACCTGCACCTATGTATGTTGTGGGATCTGTTACTATATCAAGAGCAATTGCTCCAACTGGATTCTGAATGTTTAATACTTGAGATGGTGTTCTCTGTGTATCATATGTAAGTGCATTTAAAAAGTTAGAATCTCTACCTCTTAATGCTTCTATACCCTCCACCATGAGTGATTGAGGAACTTGTAATGCAGATAAGGGTTGTTTTACTAACATACCTGTTACCATATCTCTGGTGTCTTCAGCTAGCCCTCTATCTGTTTGAGCAGCTCTTCTTACACCTCTACCAATTGGTCCTGGATCATTAAAATACTCTTTCTGCTGTGCAGAGAGTTTATCATACAAAGGATATTTCTCATAGTCTACACCTGCTGTAATAACTATCTCATCTAATGGATTAGGTACATCAGCAAATCTACCTTCTCTATATGCAGCTTCATATTCAGGTGTACCATACATCACTGTTCCATCCTGAGCTTTCTTAGGTTCTTCAGGAGATGTTCCAGACGTACGTGCATACATCATACCAGACGCACCAGGAAGACTTCCTCCCATAGCAAACTTATCTAACCAACCACCGTTCAGTTTTTTTAAAGGCGTAGCACCACCAGCAACAGCTCCAAAGAACTTCTTTTGTTTCTCTGTAAGCGCTTTACCTCGAACTGTTCCATCTTCGAGTATCTTCTTTGCTTTATGTGCTGTTAAACCTTTTGCCATTACTTATATGATATTTGTGATGGTGTTACAATAAACTGACTTATAATGTGTGTTGTTGATGAGTCATCAAGTATATGTCTCACCTTTAAGTTTTTAGCTCTAAGGGTTGACTTACCAAATGATTTAGGACCATAATCCATATTAGATTGATTTATAACTTTATCAATAGAAAGAGATTCACAAGATGTATTAAATAATGGTATCTGCTCATCTTTCTGTAATGCCCAGAATGTATTATACTGATAAAAGTTATCACTTTTGGTGAATGTAATAGTCTTACTGTCATTATTTAATATAGGATATTGCATATATGCTGACAGATTATTTTCTGGCTTAGGAACAAGTTCTAACAATCCTGTAGATTGTTGGCCATTATATAATACAGCCTTGTTAAACCATTTATCATCTATTTGTACCTTTCTATTACTATCAAAAGCTCCAGCTGTTGAAGGTAAGTATCTATACACTTTACTATAGTCTTTTACATTCTGAAGTATCTCATCGTTATATTTATAAGCAAATGGGTATTCTATAATGTAGGGTTCAATATTACCATAGTAATAATTATATATCTGTGGATTCTTTAGATGTGTCCACAAACATCCTGTAGTATCTTGAGCATATTTAGCTTCCTGATATTCATCTATAGGAATATCTACAAGTTGTACAAATTTTTCAAATTTACAATCTCCGTTTGATCTAATTATAATTGATTGAATAATATCATCAACTTCAACAGTAATTCCATTTATCAAATCCTCTCTGCTCACACCCTCTAATAACACACCTCCTGATGGATCAAGTATGTCAAATGGGCCTGCGTTTGGTCCAGAAAAAGTTAATTTTATTACTATTGTTTTCATATTAAACTGGGGGATTAGTAGTACTAGTTGTCGTTGTATAATCTGGACATGGTCCTATTAATGTTGCACCTATTATTCCTAGACCTGCACATACTATTTGTGTTTGTCCACTACCTAAACTTATTACTTGTTGCTGACCAAAACAATCTGTATAGTATGTTGCTATTGGTCCACTTACTTCATACTCATAGCAAGTTGGTGAAATTGTAGTAGTGCTAGTTGTAGTAGATGTGCTAGTACTTGTTGTGGTTGTATTTTCAATTCCACAATTTAGATATGCTGCTGATTGGCTAAGTGTTTTAAAATCTATAGGACTTGCATTTGGTGGAGGAAAATTAGGATCTGTTTCAGTTACATTAACAAGCCCTTGGATTGGGTCAAATATATATAATATACTATCAATTAAAACTTTAATTATACAATCACATTCAAATAACATAATGCGTCCAGTGAGCTGTCCAAGACTTACATCTAATTCAACATTACCACTAGAGTAATCAAATTGTGTAATGTAGTAGTCTAGTCCGTCTTTAGATATTAAAACTAACTTATTTTCTTTAGTGTATAATAAATTACTTTCGACAACTCTATTTAGTTGTATTTCAAATTGTACATTTACTACAGCTGTATTTGCTGTAATATCTATTTCTAGAATCTTCTGTGGAGCTGTAGTAGAATTTACACCTAATAATACTGTATCACTTAGTGCAATGTTACCTGCAACACTTGGAGTTTCTCCATATGTTATATCTCTATTGAATGTTGCTGTAAATGGAGAAAGTGTAATGTCCCATTCTTTTATGTCTGTATCTATAGTCCATAACTTACTTGACGTAAAAGCAACACCTGTTGTTGCTGAGTATACAAATCCTGGAACATTTACATAACCATCTTGTGAAGTAGAGTCTTCAGAACCTCCACTTACGTATAAACCTTCAGGGGTTACTGAAATAAATCCACAACATTCATCTAGTTCTGGTGGAGGAGCTATAGTAGTAGTTGTACTTAAACAGGAATCACAATATTCTATTTGTTCAATTCTAGAATTAGAAGCTACATAAAAGACACTATCGGTATTTTCTGTATTAGAATACCAACCTTCTGAAAGACCTTCACAATATGGAGCTATTGGATCCCAAACATATACTGCTTCACCTATATCATAACTATCATAAGAAACTTGTATATAAATTCCTAATACATTTGGAGATATTAAATTCATTGCTCTACACGCATCTTGTGATGAGCCTGTACTAATTGTTGGAGATCCTCCAACTATTTGATATCCTTCTAAAAAACTATCAGTTATTGAATTCTCTGACGGAGTGTAGCATGGAGCTGTTGTAGTAGTAGTTATTGTTATTATTCCTGTACCACCAGTAAGTTCACAAAAAGTAGGTGTAACTTCACCACCCTCTATTACTAAATCTCTAAATGTACTAGTAGTTGTTGTAGTTGGAAATAGTGTTGTTTTTGTAGTAGTGGTGGTAGTGGTTGGTAAAGTAGGAGGTAATAACTCACCTGCTATAACTTCAAGATTTCCAAAACCATCACTTGTACAACATCCATTTACTCCTGAATAGAAGAAGTTATTCTCTCCTATGTAGAAGTTTGGAATATATGAATGAAAAGATATCCAACTCTTTGTGTTAAAGTCAAAAGAAATTGTCCAAGATTTATTACAGAAGTATTTTTCATCTTCAAGATACACTATGTGTCTTGGAGGGTCACTTTTTGCAGTTGTAGTAGTAGTTGTTACTTGTACTGTTGTTGTAGTAGTAGTAGTTTTTCTTATTGTAGTACTAGTTGTAGTAGTACCATTAGTTGTTGTAGTTGTTGTTGTGTCTCCACAAGCACCCTGCACTATAAGACTTATATTACTATATACTATTTGACGAGCACATATTTCAATACCTTGACAAATTGTAGAACCACATTCAAGTAAAATAGTTTCTACATAATCTTCTCCACAAGGAACATATTGTATATTTATAGTATCGTCAAATGGTTGACTTTTATATAAAGTACAAACTTGTGGTAAACGTGATGTTGGATCTGCTTGTGCAAAAAGAGGAGCTGCTGTTCCTTCAATGTAGAACTCTCCTGTATCTTCATCATATTTAATATCATTACGAAGAGGGATATAATCACGCTTGGTAATAATTACTCTTTCAAACTTACTATCATAGACACCATGTAGTCCTATACCATTGAAATGGTTGTCTGTAGGTACATTTGGGAAGTATTGTAATATTTCAAACGGTAAGTGATCTGCCATGAACCTATTTACACCAGAACCAAATGCTGTAAGATCTTGAACTTTAGTTCCTGAAACTAAGAACACTTGTCCTCTCTTAGCATCTACAGTGATTTGACCTTGAGGTATTTTTAGTAAGAATTTATTCTGGCTTCCTACATATCCTAAATCTGTTTCAGCAAAGTCAATTGGTGGAGAACTATCAAATAGTCTTGGGTTACCAATATATGCAGCTTGTGGATTACTTGTATCAATTGTGAGAAGGTTGTTATATAATAATGACTTGTTCTCAAATCGTGCAAGTATTGCTTTGTTTTGAATACCATCCAATGATGTAAGGTTTCCATAGTTCTGTGGGAAATCATGGAACGATAATGCTCTGTAAACTAACCAGTTATTAACTCTAGAGTCAGCAGTTGTTATAGCTGCATCTGAATAAATAGCTCTAAATGGAAACACTGTGTAACATAAGTCATCTTTCCAATCTGGAGGTAGATGTGAGAATACATTTTCTTTATTCTGTTTAGAATATGTTACATTATAATAATATGTGTTATCCTGCGCAATAGGTACGTTTGTTTCTTGTAACCAATCATCAGGAATACCAGAACTTACATGAGGCCAGAAGTCCCCTTCTTTATTATTAAATGCTTGTCGTAAGTCTGTGTTGTATGTAGTTTCACAATAGAAGTTTGGAATACCATATGCAAATAAATACATATATCCATCATAGAAAGTTCTATATGATCCTCCTCCTGGTTCTATAGTAGATGGATCATTAGGACAATCAAAGTTGTGTGCCTTGTATGAAATTAAGTTTCTTACAGGAGTTGTACTACCACCATCTTCTAAATCATAATCTTCTAATATAGATCTTGCAGAGTGCCAATATCTTGGGTATCCAATATTACCAATCTCATCGTAAAATATATCACTATCATCTGGAGCACCCACTCTATTATCTATAAAGTATGGAAGCTTTGTTTTAAATGCAAATCTAGAAATAAATGTATCCCCACCAAATATTGTAGAAGTTCCTGTGTCTTCTATAAGTGCTTGGTATCCTGTGTCAATAGTAGTATATGAATACATTTGTCCATATTGATTTGGAAAAATGTTTTTCATAGATGCATAGTATGATACTACTGTAAGATCTTGTTCTTTTTCAGGAGTAGCACATGCACCTTTATTACCTATTGTAAATCTAGATTTATCTTCTATAAGTGGCTCCCCTCCACTAAGTAAACTAGGTGTTTGACTTGGAAAAGGTAAAGGGGGAACAGACACTGTATTACTACTAGGTAATTCTCTTTCCTCCAATGTTTTTATAAACACAGAAGTCTCTCTGTTCCAGTTATTTATAGAATACTCTTCTTTAGGACCTAACGATTGTACACCTGGTATCAAGTATCTAGTTAAATCTATATCCCTTTGTTTAATTCCTCCATTTATGTTATTACCTACATCAAAAGAATAATCATAGTTAGCTCTAGAATTAAACGACATTGCATAGTTCTTTCTTGTAATACCATTTATGTAGATAGTTAGATATGCTTGATATGCTGTAAACATTACACCAAGACTTTGTGGATTTGATAAATCAGCCATCTTTTTTGAACTATCTAATGCATCTTGCTGAGCTTCTTTAGAAAGAAGTTTATAGTTAGCATTATCTTTAACTTGTACCCAGTGAGCTTTTCCACCACCGAACATTACACTCTCAAGCTTTAATACACTTCCTAAGAATGGTTGACCAAAAGATGTTTCTGGTGAATTAAATACTTGTCTGTATGTAATCTCTCCATCTTCTTGTTCTTCAATTGAAGGTTGAGGTTTTTCATCTTTACAGCCTAAAGACGATCTTCTACTTTTTGTTCTTCTTCCATACCACCCATTATTACTTGTACTATCTCCTTCATAATCAGAACCTTTTTTAACCCCTGGAGGATTTTCAACTTCTCCAGGATCAAACACTTCCTCTGGCATTAATGTCTGTCTAGGTCTACAACAATCTAGCCAACCAAGAGGTCCAGCCCAAACTCTACCACAATATGTTACGTCTGGTTCTGGTGCTCCCACTTCAGTAATAACTGTATATTTCTTTGAAGTACCTAACGCTCCATTATCAAACATATATTGTGTTCTAAATACCCCATTAACGTAAGGTGTATCATTCCAATCAGTGAATGGATCAAACCAACGTATTCTGTGTCCACATGAAGTAAGCGTATTATCAGTAAATACTCTCCATACATCATAATTACCAGGACCAATTACCATCTTACCTAAAAGTGGAACAGGTCTTGTTAATGAACAGATTTCAACAACTTCATCTAAGTCTATAACTGCTTGTGTCACTTTACCATTAAGTGCACTAGTATACTCAAATACACCCTGATTTTCATTTACTGTTACTTCAAGTCCTTGTATTATTGCAAGAAAAGTACTTGTATCTGGTTCAGCTTCTGGTAAATACACCAAGTATGCTTCAGAGTCAGCACTCCATGCATTATTGTTTGCTAACACATATGGGTCTGAAGATAGGTCATTATATGGATAGTTAGGGTAGTAGTAGTCTTCTTCATCTCTAGTATACTTGTTTACATTTCTAAGTATACCTTTTGCTACTATAGATTTGTTTGTTCCTCTGTCAGCTCTTACAATCTTGTAGGCAACAATATCATCTTTCTGATCTTGTGTTAATCCAGAATTTTGTATCAATGTATGCACCTGCGAATTATCTAATCGTACACCAATAGGAAACACAGCATCGTTCTGCATTGTAGGTACAATTTTATCATTGTCATACACTATTGGTCCGTTTTCTATAATAGGACTTACTGCTACATCTGGAAACTTGTGATGTCTAATAGGTTGTTCAGATAAATCTCCCCACACATCTGGTTCACAAGGATATGTTTCTGTTGATTCCCAGTATGCAAACTCACCGTATTCCCATGGTCCTTTATAGTTTGCATCATTAGATTGACCAACAGAAGGTCCTGTTACAGAAGCTGTATTATATATTTTCCACCAAGGTTTAAATCCTACATCACCAGCATAGTAGTCAGGGTCTCCAATAAAATCGTTATTTTGATTAATTCCTGAATCAGCTACATCAGGATAAGCTTCGTTAGCACCCCTTTCTCTTCCTGGAATGTGGAAACCATCTGTCTGTTTACCATTCTTCAATAAAAATACAATTTCAAATGCATACACTTCATCACGCATGTATCCACGAAGATTTACAGCATTTAATTCATCTGCATAATTTTCATCTGCTGGTATTCTGTATGTCTCCCAACCAAGTGTTATTTGATTTGCGATTGACTGATAGTTAATCCTATCAATAGATGTAAGATTGTCCCAAACAAGAACATCTTGTACAGCTGTAACATCTTGTGCAATATCATAATATGGAAACTTTTCAAATATATCTGATATGGAAAGTTGTATAGGTGACTGATCTCCTCCTGTATAAGTTACTTCTCTTGTAGAATCTTCAATACTATATGTACCAACAATTTCAACTGAAGTTATGTTATTTATAGTTTTTATTACGGCTAAGTTGTAATATTCAAACTGTCCTGATAAATCTAAATTAGATATACCTACAACAATAGATTTTCCCACTGGATAATCAAAGTTTACTGTTGTTGTAAACTCATCAGCAATAGGTAAAGGGTTAGTTACAGAATAGAATGAAGTAAGTTCGTTACCACTTGCGTCTGAGTATTGAATTGCAAACTGGTATGTACCTGCTTTTAAATTACCTATAGTTCTGATCTGAGTGATCATTAATTGAGGTATTTCAAAGTTAGGTTGAATTTTAAGCTGATTACAATCGAGCTGATCAGTTTCTGTAGAATTACAAATACTTCCCTCTGATGTTAGATTAATTACATAAGGGATATTTTCTATGTCTAAATATCTTCTAGGATTAACTCCATCTGTCCAGTAGAGTTCTGTTGTACAGTTTGTTATTCTATGTACAACTTTAGGGATTGGATGATTTACATCAAAGTTAAGACAAGGAGCATTTACAAGTGTTTGATATTGACAATCATTATTGTCCATAAATCCAATCTCGCTACCTCCTGTACTTGGGTTGGCTAAAAAGAATATATTCTTACGTTTCTCAGGAATAAAATGAGAACCAATGAGCTTATATCCTGCAGGAAAATCTAAGCACAACTCATTACCTGGCTCATTCTGATAGTTTACAGAACTAGAGTCAAAGTTTTCTACAGCAGCATTTAAAGCATACGTAAGCCTTCCAGGACCAACTTGATTAATAGAGCTGTCTAGGTTTAATCCTGTCCTAGCAACACCTGCATTTAATCTAATGTTACCCTGCTTCTTTGTTTTGTCAGAATCTTTTTTTGATTGCTGTTTAGCCATAATTCTTAATTATTGCGTCTTCTTCTTGTACCGTATCTATTTGTACGAGTTGGAAGTTCATACTTGTTGAACCTGTTCAAGTCTTTTTTTATCCTCCTTTGTTTCTCCCAAGGAGTTTGTTTTTTAATTTCAATCTCTGCTTCTATATACTTCTCATTATATTCTTGCTTATAATAAGCCAGCTTTTGTTGAAGTTGATTGAAAGTTTCATCATTTGTTTGATTAGTTAATGTTTCAAAAACTTTGAACTTAAGAAACGATTCAACATACTCTGCTATACGATAGTTATCAGGAACCAATTGATTTCCTGTTGTATCATATTCTGTAGCATAAAACATTAAGTGAACTACGCCATTTCTAAAATTAGTTACAAACTTATTATCTCTAATATCAAATGAATCATAGGTTGCAGATCCAGGAGTAAACTCTCTTACAGGTGGTGCAAAGTTGTTCCAGTCATTTCTGTAACTTACATCACATTGTTTTCTTGTAGAAATGTTACCTGGTCTTAGTAAATAACTATGTCTATATGATCTAGCTATCTCGTTGTTTGTTTTATACACTGCTTGAACTAATTCAGGCATACATGTACCATCACAACTTGGATGTTGACAGCTAGGATTATTACAAGGAGTTCCTCCTATAGTTAATGGAGATATTTGTATAGTTGTTGCATTAGCTGCTTGTGAGTAGAATGATGTAGCTGAAGGATAAGGATTTCCTGGTATCTCAGCACACATCCAAGCTTCTCTAACAGCATGAAAGTTATCTGGTAATCTTGCTTGAAAATCTTCAATAAACAACACTTGTTCACTTATTACATAAGTAGTTCTGCCTAGCTTTCTTAGACACTTGTCTAGATAGGTAGGGAAGAGCAAATCATCTACAGCACCTGTATCAAAGTAACTTTTGAGTTCTTCTTTTACAGTAGCGTATATAGGCTCTGGGGAAATAAAATTGTATTTATAGTAGTACGACATAATTTATTTTTTCCATTCATGATACATGTGTTGGTATTTATCGTCAGTTTTTATATAGTGTGATAATAATCTTGAGGTAATTCTTGAGGGTTTAAAGTACCATAATTCAGAGTTTCTAAATCTAGCGCTCTCTTTAAACCACATCCACCCAAAGAAGTATCCTTCTGTGTGATAGTTAAAGTTATATATAACTTTTCCTTTCTCTTTAGTTTTCTGCCAGTCAATAGGTAAGTTGACAAACTCTTTACCATCTACACCTTTCACTCTTCTTCTTTTCTTTTTGTTTATAGAAAATTGTCCAAGGCTACCTACTAACTTTTCTTTCTTTCCTGTTTCTAATATATAGTGTTTAAATGCATCATTATACTGATACAATATATTTCTCCACTCATCAAAAGACAGATTCACCAAAGGGTGTTTCTTACAGAAATCATTGTAGTTATCTTTACTTGCACTTCTCCAATCAACAGAGACTCTAGCCATTTGTTATTAATTTGTAGGCTGGGCGTTTGGTGCTTGTCCATCTATTCCTTCGTTACTCATATCTGTCTTAATTTGAAAATATGTAGATAAAAGTTTTGTAGAAGTCATTGCAAGGACTTGTTGCTCTAAGTATCCAGGAAGTGCATATTCTTTATCCAGTGGGTTCTTACATAGATCCTCTACAGAATAATTTGTGCCACAATCACAATCTGGATACATTATTTCATTAGGCACATCTTCTTCAAATAATGCTGCCAACCTTATTGATTTTAATAATGGGTTACTCACATATAAGTAACCATTAGATATCCAAAAATAACTGTCCTTTTTAATTATTCTAAGTTTCAGTATATTTAGATATCTGTTTATTGTTATTTCTTTTAGTTTAGTACCTTTCCCTCCCATAGCGTTTATGGAGTAAACACCTTGAATTACATATTGATAGTTACCTTCTGATATTCTAGGTAGTTTAAATTTAGTTCTTGCTACAGTACAAGGGTCAGCATATTCACAACATTCTGAAATAGGAACTTCTACCATCTCTAAACAAGGAATGGTAGTAAACAGGGTATCGCTAGCCCATAACTTCCTTACATTGGTTTCTCTTTTGATTAACGTCAAGGCATTATTTCTTATTTCAGAAGCAATTGCTCTGTCTGTAATAAGTGCATCAGTTGATAAAATCTTATGCGTAGATCGCACATCTGAAACCAATTTTCTTAATGTTGCCATAATTATATTCTTTCTTCAAATTCAGCCACCTTACCATGCTCATTATCATAGACTAAAGCAAGAGCAGCTCGTACACTATGTACAAAGTTGTTATCTTTATGCCATCTATCTGTACCAGACAAACTAGGCATTTGTTGTATTCTAACCCCTTTTATTTCTTTAGCCATGTAGTGATGTTTATCACCTGTATGGACTTCTCTGTATTTAGCATCACCAAACATGGATGCATATTTTGGATGAGTGGCAAATAATAGTGGTAGTTGATCTATCTTACAGTTCCCATGATGGTAACCTATAAATGTTTCACCAACTACAGTTGCTTTTATTAATCCTTCATCTCTTATAAAACTTACATTCTTTTCATCTGTAAAGTATATATCTAATGCGTGTGCTAGGTAGAAAGACTTTGTTCTATCATGATTACCCTGGACTAATATAACTTCTACATGATTAGAGTTTGCTTTTAACATCTTGATAGTATCTACAAGTATTGCAAAACCTAGTTCATACTCAGAAGAATAATCTAATATGGTATCTTGTGGTGTTCCGTTTGTTGTTGAATTTTGGTAGTTATCTGTATGAAAAAAGTCATTAGATATTGGAAATACCACCTTATCTATATCATAAACAGATTTTACTTTATGCATCAACTTTTGAGCCACTTCGAAAAATCTTCTTACTCTCACTGCAGGGTTGTTATCACCATCAACATATCGCTTTGCTAAGTGATAATCAGATAGAGATAACTCAACATCTGCAAAATCTTTACCACTTTTCTGTGGTGAGGGGATTGGAATGTAGTTTGATTTATAGTTCTCTAAAAACTTGCTGAAATCCTCAGCTGTGTAATCTTTTGGTGTCTTCCTCTTTGAAAATACTGAGGAAGTAAACTTTCCGCTTGGAAGTACTTTAGACCAGTAGTTTGTAATTATGTATTTGTCTAGGTCTATTTTGTGAAGCTTTGCTAGCTCTAGGTGGTCTTTGGGTTCATAATCAAGAGTGATTGTACTCTCTATAGTTCCCTTCTCATTGTTAACCTTCTTTAGTGATTCAAAGGTTGTTGAATCGTTTGATGTTTTTAAGAATACCTCTCCTTCATCTTTCTCTCTACTTCTGATCTCCTTAATTAATTCATCTACTTCATCTTCTGTTATGTTCAGCTTTTCAGCATAAAACTTTTTACTTTTCTTCCAGCCCAGTAGTCCCTCTAGCTGTCTGAGTAGTTTCTCATTGTACGACATTTAATTGTGCTTTAGTTAAAAAATATTGTAAAGATATAAAATTTATTTTGGATATTACAAATAAATTTACTAAACCAGGTTATTATTTATAATCAATTTAGTTATAAATAAAAACTCCTAGGGCTACTAATAACCCTAGGAGAAGCCTTGTAAAACCAACAAAACAAGACTTTTTATACATTAATATCTAGGAATATCCCTTCATCAATTGCCATAACTCTAATAACTGTTGCTAAATCAGGTATCTGATCAGTTGGATAACCATCTATTTTATCCTTACCTAACAACTCATCTCTAGTTACATTTGTTGCAAATGGAGCTGTAAAGTTATTTATGTCTGAGTAGAGATTAAACAAGTGAAGATCTTCACCTATTGTGTCTATTTTTATTAAAGCTGTCATATTGTATTATGAAAATATGATTGCAACATTCTCAGAGTTTGTACACGTTCCAGTGTTTTGAACTTTTAGAATTGTTGTATTTTGATTTACTCCTACATCAACACCAGCTGGTGCTATAAGAGATGACATTGAAACACCAGTTGCCACAGGAGTGGTGAAAAGATCACTATTTTCATATATATCGACAGGTCCTGAATTAGCTCCGTATGGTGCTGTTATTTTTACATTTACGGTAAAAGCCATATTATATTGTTTTTAAGATTTATAAATTAAATTGTACATATATCAACAGATGAATCAACTTGACCACTTGTAGATATTTCCATTGCAAATCGTGAACTACCTGATACTTCAAAAGCATGCCAAGGTTGTGAAGTATTACCTTGGAAAATACTAGTTCCTTGTGCATTCTGATAAAAGATAGAGCTACTAGTTGGTGCATTACTTGCATTAACGTTGGACACCCAAATATCTAGTGTTAGGTTTTGAGCACATGCAGAAGTAGAACTTGTTTGTCCGAATGGACTCAACAATCCTTGTGTCAACCCACCCACTGTAGTAGTGGTGGTAGTTGTAGCTGCTGTTGAACTAGTCGTTGTTGTTTGAGAAGGTGCAGTTGCTGTTATAGTACCTAAATCACAAGCTCCTACAGCACTACTCGTAGTAGTAGTGGTTGTTGGTGCTGCTGTTGTAGTAGTAGTTGTTGTTGATGATGTGGTACTAGTAGTTGTTGTGTTTACTATAATATTACCAATAACCTCAAGATCTTCTGTAAGTCCACCTTTAGTAAACGATACATCTGAAACAAGTGAATTAGTTGCAGATTGAGTATCACTTAATATTACAGCTGGTGACCCAAGACCTTGTAACGTTGCTCTGTTTTGGAAAGTATGTATTCCAGTCTTTTGATTTGTAACTATTACTTTTACTACTGCTCCTGTACCAACTAGAATCTCTCCTGATAATGGGTAATTAGATGCATCAATACTTTCCTGAACTTGAACAACATCGTTTACAAGTATTTGCATGCCTACCTGAAATATTTCAGAAGGTGTAGTAGTTGTAAGTTCCCAACCTAACTTCTCAGGAGTTCCTGTAGTAGTTGTGGTTGTTGTTGGTGCAGTGGTTGTTGTAGTTGTAGTAGCTGCTGTGGTAGTGGTTGTTGTTGTTGGTGCCACAGTAGTAGTTGTTGTAGTAGTAGCTGCAGTTGTTGTTGTGGTAGTTGTCGGAGCTACTGTTGTACTTGTGGTTGTTGTAGCTACCGTTGTTGTTGTTGTGGTGGTAGGTGCAACAGTTGTTGTTGTAGTAGTTGGACAATTAGTTGGTAAGTCAATACAATTTTCACATGTACCAACAGAGCAAACTCGTATAATCGTTGCTCCCATAGGAAGTGTAACTGTATATCCAGCTACTAAATCTACAGCTGGGACTTGTGTTTCAAATGGAGTTGTGAATCCGTCCGCATCTGAATATAAGTCAAAAGGTCCAGCAGCGCCTCCAGGTGGAATGGTTATGGTTATTTGTATTAACATGGTTTAAGGTATTAAAGTTGTTGTTGTTGTTATATTTTCTAAAACTATATCCAAATAATTGACGCACTTGCCTATAGACTGCACTCGTACAATGTTTGTGTAATCTGGAACTAGAGAACTAGTGTATCCATTTAACAAGTCAGTGCCTGATACATCTGTTTCAAAAGGCGTAGTGAAATTATCTACATCTGAGTATAAGTCAAATGCAAAGGTATCAGATCCCATTTGAGATATGGTTAGTAGTACGGTCATCATTATGAACAACAGTTATTATTAATGTTTGTTATTTGTGAGTTAATGTTTATTATCTGTTCTTTAATAGAAGCAATGTCACTAGTGTTAGTTGCAACTTGATTTTTTAACTCGACAAGAACAGAGTCTATTTTTGATAATGCTACATTGATTGTATCACAAGCTTCCACACCAGATCCTGGAAGAGTTGGACCATCGTACACAACTGTGCTCGATACAGTACCATTTGTTCCACAGGAGTTAGTACATTCATTACATGTACTTGTGCATCCACAAGGGTTATTTAAAACTACATCAGTGCAGCAAGGGTTTACAGGTAGGTATGCCATTTTATTTTGTTTTAAGGTATGTAAATTATATAATATACTCCACGTCCAGGTTGATAGTTCTCGTGAGATTGTCCACCACCTGTAGGATTAAGAGTAACAGTATGTGTATGTGGAGGAAGAGGGTCTGCATTAAACTGTCTTTGTCTAAAGGCATTACTTCCACCATCAAATCCTCCACCACCTGGTATGCTATCACCAATGTAAGGTCCTGCTGCCCACCCTGTAGGGGTTATTGTAGGTGTTGATGGTCCAATAGTAACAGCGTGTGTATGTGAAGGAATTTGTCCTTGACTCAAAACTATACCGTTACTACCTACTGGAGTTGATATTGTATAAGTTGGGTTATCAGGTTCAGCAGGATCTACAGCTGTGTCCATTTGTCCACCACTCATGCTTCCATCACTAGTTCCAACTAGCACTCTACCTCTTAAATCAGGGGTTCCATTTTCACCATTACATAAATATATACTTACCCAATCACCTATACCTGCTCCAGAAGCATCAAAGTTATTAAGAAATGCAGTACCTCCAGTAGCAGCAACAATTGAATAAGGAACCATTCTATTAGCAATAAGTTGTTGACCTGGATCATTTTGTATATAGTTTTCAATATACGTATTTATATCTGAAATTCTAACATAAGTGTTTTCAACAAAATTTATAAAACCATTAAGTTGATCAACTAGTGTACAAACTTGGTATATTACAGATTGTAGCACTACTTGTGTATCACTTGGATCTGAACCTACTGGTAAATCTATACAATCTAGGTCATAGTCTTGTGAATCTCCTCCTGAGCCTCCTCCTCCTGAAATTTGTTCTTCTAAACTACATAAAAACTTTACGATTCCTGTTAAGTAGTTATTTAATGAAAGGGGATTACAATTGTCTAGTTCTGCTTGTAAACTTGGACATATATCTGTCTGTGGTATTACAGGAAATATTCCTGTACCATCAAGCGATGAGGTTAGAAAACCTATTAATGACTGCTCTACATAAGATAGAGAGTCTCCATTTTTTATTCCTAGAACAGGGACATCTACCCCTGTATATTTAACGCATTTGTCTGAGGTTATCTCAGTACATCCGTTATAGCAATTTGAGCAATTATTTGACATGGTATTTTATATTTTAACAAGGGTTATTTAATGTATCTGTTAGACCAACTTGCCAATAAGTTGCTCCATCACATTCTTTATTTATTTGATCACTTCCTCCAAGTTCAGTTACGTACTCTATTGAGTTTTCATTTACAACAGTAAATAAATCACCTGCATCAAGGCTAGTAATTCCTAATTGGTTAGCTACTTCATCTATTCTACAAGCCCATCCAACTTGATATGAATTAGGTCCACCGTCACATGATGAACCACCTCCAGCAAAAACTAGTCCAATTACTTTTATAGTTCCTCCTATATTAGCAATTAAAGCAGATCCTGAATCTCCACCCCTTACTGGGTTACAACAAAGCTCACTTGGATCTTGTGATGTAGGATCTTCTAAAGTAGGTTTAAAATATCCTATAATATCTTCCATTTCAATAAGAGTAGATACTCCTTGTCTTTTATATGAAATAGGAAATCCTCCTGTTGTTGTAAAAATTCTCATGGGGCAACTAGCTCCACCTTTAGGACCTGTTGTTCTTCCTGAACTATATAATTCTGGATTACTTGTAAGAGCATTATCTATTTCCGAAGTTGTAGCAAAAGGTAGATTACTTGTTATAACTGAATCTAGTCCTACTTGCTTCCAACTTTCAAAAAGACTTATAACATTAGATTTTAATGAGAATAATGCAGCATCTACATTATTTACTAATCCTGAACTCTGTGGGTGAACAGGAACATATCTCACACCTCTTCCAATTATATTTGCTGAGGTGAAGTATTCTGCCCAACTTCCTCCAGCAACAGTTCCTTCAGTTCCTTGATATATGTTATTTGTTGGATCATAATCATTTTGTATCACTCCAGATAAATCTCTAGAGTCTGTATAAAATGCATCTGCAATTGTAACATGATTATTACTAAGTCCTAATATTGCCCCTGTAGCAACATCTTTTACAACTAATCCAAATGTACCTACACTTGTGTTAGTATTGTTACTACTTATAGATATACCACCTTTAACAGGTCTTGTATATGATCTGTTAGGTATTGATGCTGATCCTGCGTTTTGACCACATGCAGAATTACAAGTACCTAGTAGCTCTGGTTTACCTATTTCCACAATATCTGTTTTAATAGACTGACTTCCAACTTTCACTTCAGTTGGTATAATCTCATCATCAGACAATTCTGAAAGAGGTTTTTTCTTTTCAACACCACATACAACACTTAACTCTCCTGTACTAACTCCATTAGATGATTTATAACCATACCACACAGAAGTAAGACCTGGATTTGATCTGCGAACCTCTCTTAATTTATCTTTTATTTTTTGTGTTACTTTCATAATTTATATCTATGCTGGTGTTATAGGATCAAACTTTATCCATATTGTACTAGGTCCTGATGGGTCAACAGTAGTAGTGGTAGTGGTAGTTGGGCTTGTTGATGGAATAAAAGATAAATTTCCATTACACTCACCTGCATTACTCCAAGTTCTTAAATATTGATTATTAAACTCTCCTGGGCCAAAGAATGCTGTGTTGTCATTTATTAATGTAGTATTGTAAGGGAAATTTGTATCTATTTCATATAACTTAATACCACTTACAAGTATATACATTTTACCTTCATAAACAAACATCCATTGCGCACTTGTCTGGATAAAGTATCCATCTGGTGATGTTCCTGCAATCTGTATGTCTGTTATATTTATTTCAAGTTCTATATCTAAGGTGGTGTAATCCCTTTGAACTATATAAAGTGGATCAGCAACATCTTGAGTATCCATTCTCTGATATATTATTTTATTATTTGAAAATATCGGAGATGCCCAATAAGATCTATCACTTCCTAAAGTAAATAAAAAGGTCAATGTATATGAACCATCTTCATTTATTACTAGTTTATATATTTTACCAGTACCTGGATTGTTATTTATATTAATAGAATTAAGCAGAAGAGTATTATCATCCACTACACAAACTATTGAAGCTAGAAAATATTCATCAGCTGGCCAACTTATATCTATTACATTGTTAGGATCTGAGGTTTCAACAATAGACAAGTCGCTTAGGTTCCATCTCTTTATACTAAGTTTTTCGAGTGAACTATTTGTTAAATATTGGAACATAATATTTTGTGAACTACCTGAGCCTATTATATTCTCTGGAGGTGCACCAAAACTGTCTGGAAGATCAACAAATTGATATTGGTTAGAAAGTGGATTATAGCGATAAAATGAATCAACGCCACTCGTTCCTCTTGCAGGGCGTGCCCACGTACAAGTAGTAGTTTCAACATCTAGACAACCTAGTAATAGTGGTCCTCCAGTTGGTGCATCACCAGATATAGTTAAAATTGTAAAAGGTGTGCTAGAGCTTATAATAAATTCTCCATCACCTTCTGTATCATAATCTGGTACACCTCCACCTATTGTGTTTCCTTGAACTTGAACATTACATCCAACACTTATTGATACATCAGGTGTTCCTGTATTTGTATCAAACGTATAAACATCTCCACCACTTAAGTCAGGTTGAGAGTTAAGTACAGCAGCTCTAATAGGAATATTATTAACAGGTTGTGAAAAAGTTAGTGTAATAGTAAAATCAAAACCTCTAATACTTCTCAATACATTATTTGCAGGTGGATTAGATATTCCACTACATCCTTCTTGTGGTATACCTCCTACAGTATCTCCTGACCTCAGTTGCATATTACTTTGAGTAGCACTAGCTGTAACCTGAATTCCTGAATAAGTAAAAGTAGCAGGTCCTATATACACCCACTCACCTTCATCATTTTGTTCAGTTAATGCAGGTATCCATGTAGCTCCTTCACAATCATCATACTGAATATTAACATTTGCACAACCAGTTGATGTATGTATCCAAACAGTATCATCAGCCACTGTACCTGACAGTGTAGCATTGTATGGTCCTGTTTGATCAATGTTATATACTTGAAGTGTTTCTGGTTGAATTACCTGTAATAATCCATTTACACCCCATACAGGCATAGCTTTACTTGTACTAGTCCACGCATTGGTAAATTCAGGAACACCACGCTGTTGTAAATTAATAACAGGTGATGATGATGTCCAAGAACTTAAGTCTAACCCTTCATATTGTCTTACACGGTTTGATGCATTATTAGGTGATTCATTTTCATAGTATCTACCAGAAAGAATAACATTGTCATCATTAGTAATAAACATTCCTGTAAGCTCTGTTGTAATTCCATACGTATTACCAAAACTTACAGTTGCTTTATCTATTTTATTATTTTCATTTAGTAGAATGTTACCAGATGTAGAAATATCCCATGAGTAAACACCCATACTAGCTTCACCATCATCTCTTGCACCAAATCCTGCAAGTAACGTATTATTATCAGCAGTTGTAGCTATTGCAGTTATTTCACTTCCCCATATACCTCTGCTAGATAGATTATCTACATCAATAGATATTTCTCTAACAAAAGATAGAGTTGGTGTAGGACCAGATGTATCTATATCCCATTCTCTAATATATTGAAGTTCAGGTGGTCTAGCATTATTTACATTGAAATCACCTACATAGAAATCAATAATTACTCCCCTCACATCTGTTGGAGATATATTAGTAAGTGCTAATTTTGAAATACCATTGTTTTCTGCTGTAATTTTAGTTGATCCAACTTGAAAAGACCCATTTCCAGACTCCTGATAAGCTTGCATGTTAACTTGATTTGGACTTATCTGTATTGTTTCGTATGTAGGAATGTCTTGCTCATCATCACCTCTAACACATTGTATAATCTGCTCACCTCTAATAGGAGAATCACTGGTTACAGATACAATCTCTATATCACCTTCTGTTCTTGGATCTCCACTATAGCCCCATGCACTAGATATAAATTGAATACAGTTTATAGGAGGATCAAACTCCATAGTCAATTCTCCATTAACTTTTAATGCGAAACTTGCACTTGTACTAGTATTTGTCTGATTTATGTAAAATCCATCACATAGGTCAAAAGTTCCTGGTGTTGAATCATATATTGGATCAGGACCATTAAATGTTGTAGTTAACACTACACCATTAGATAATGTTTTTGTTCCATTTCCTGTTACAGCATTAGGAAAACCTTCTGGATTAGTTATATCAATATTACCACAAGCTGCAGAAGATGCAGGATAGCTAGCTAACCATAACTTACTTGATGTAGAACAGATAGGTCTATTTATTCCTGAAGTGATTGTAAAATCATTAGGCACTAACACCACAGTTGATGAGTTAGTATTGAAGTCGTATACAGCTATTTCTCCAGGGTTACCTCCATAAGTTGACCAAGTACATGGTGAGAATCCTGGATATCCAGTAGTAGTGGTAGTTGTAGTTTCTGGCGCAGGGCAAACAATTGTTCCACTAAAGTTACAGTCTGGTATTATACAATTAATCTCTCCAGAGAAATCACAATTTGGTGTAGCACAGTTGTATATATCTGTTGTAAAGGGTGCACAATCTGCACCTAAATCTAACAATCTAACAGTTGTTGTTCCATCAGGAGCTACGACTTCATAACCTAATAAAAGGTCAGCCTTGCTTACATTTTGTGCAAATGGTGTAGTGAAACCATCAACATCAGAGTACAGATCAAAAGGACCTGACTCTGCACCTGCGAAACTTAATGTTATAAATATTATCATCTTCTTTACTTAGTTTTGATTTGTGGTTGTGGTTGTGGTTGGATTACATCCAGCTACTATCTGCTGTTGTATTTCTTGTGAACTTGCATCATTGCTCCAACTTCCACCAGTTTGTTCTGCTAATTCTCTCCATGGATATATGCCATCTACAGTAGCTGAAGAACAACAAGGACTTCCTCCTACTAGATCTACACCTTCACCTAAAACAAAATATTTAATTCCATTTGCCTGAGCATATGTAATCATACTTTGTATACCTTGCCAAGTAACTACGTCAAAGAAATCTCTAGTGCTTCCTGGAAATTGGTCAGTTAATATAATAACATATTTTGCAACATTTGGTCTAAATGCTCCTCCAAAATTTGATTCTGTGACTAATTTAGCTGCATAGTCACTAGGTTCAGCAGCCAGAACGCCATTACCCATTCGAACACAACCATCTCCAGTTCCAGCTCCTCCATTTAATTTTTGAAGTTGTTGATTAAAGGTTGCTTGATTATTGTCACTAAAGGTTTCCCAAGCAGTAATAACTTGATAGAGATCATATGAAACAAAATCTGGATTTACACTTGGAGTAGGACCATTTATAATTTTTTGACTAGAATCTAAATTTATGTAATCTGCACAATTTTGATAAAGAGAGTTGCTGTTCTGATACTCATCAGCAGTTACTAAAGATAATCTATATCCACCAGCACCTGACTGAGTAGAAATAGCATTTACAATACCTGCTATTCCTGCTTTTACATTTTCAACTATAGGATACATTGATGCTGTATAATCAAATACAAATGCTACATCCAATCCATCTGTACATGGAGTGTCTTCTGGAGTGGCAGTTGTAGTAGTTGTAGTTGTTGGAGCAACTCCACCACATGCATATAAATCAAAGACTACACCAGCTAATGGAAGACTTGTATTGTTAGTTAATACTAATCTAGAGATACCTCCTGCTTCTGGTGTAATAACAGTAATTCCACTTTGTAAACTTGGACTAATTTGTACACCTGTTAAGTTAATTTGATTTTCATTAACTTGAGTTGTTTCATAAGTAGCAGTGGCTTCATTTAAGCTACAGCTAAGTAATGTTTCACCTACAATAGGATCTAAAGATGTTACAGTTACAGTTTCTGTCTCACCTAAGAAACTACTATATCCATATCCAGTACTAACAAGTGCTACAGAAACTACAGGTGGATCAAATTCTAAAACTATAGATCCTCCTATTACTAGAGGGAACTGAGTCTTATCAGTATCATTATATGTATTAACTAATACTCCATCACACAATTCTTCTGTTCCAGGATCTGTTAATAAAGTAGGTGATATTGTTGGTCCTGTATAAGTTGTAGTTAATTGAACACCATTAGATAATACTTTTGTACCGTTACCTGTTATACCATCAGGGAAACCTTCTGGTAAATTTGTATTAAAAGGTGTATCACACTGAGGTGGAGGTGGAATCTCTCTAACTTGGAAACATCCTTCAACTCTACAATCTGGTAATATAGTAGTAGTAGTTGTAGTGGTTGTTGGTGGAATACAAATTATATTTCCACTAAAGTCACAAATTATTGGAGAAGTAGTAGTTGTTGTAGTTGTTGGGTTTGGTACTATAGGTATAGGGCATGTTGTTATTTCACATACCGTAGGTTCGTTACATTTAGGAACACATCCAGATGTTAAACGGATAATTTTACCAGCAATATCATTAACAGACAAAGATCCTCCATAATGGGGATTGCAGTATTTAAACGTTAATATACGTTTATATGCTAGTAACTGAACAATTGAAGCAGCAGGAACACATTCACCTAACATGAATACAACATTATTGTATGCACCGTTAGCAAGCTCTGCTATCTTACAATCTATCTGTCTAAGTAAATCAGGTATCTTGTGACAATCCTGACAGTTTGTTAATCTGGGTGTTAACATAAGTTGATGTTGTTACTTCCTTATTAGAATTACCGTTACAATGAGCACATAGACCGTTAGTTAACTGACATCCACATCCTACTTTTGCACCACAATTTGCACACTGGGCCATTTTTATCTAAAGTTTATTATGTAGTTGTTACCATTACCAGTACAACCACAATTGGTTTTTATAAATTGATCAAGCATATCGCTTGCTTTTGTATATAACTTAAGAGCATCTTGTTCAGCACAATTATTTGCTAAAGAAATTGCTCCTTGAATAAAAAAGTTTATTGTGTTTAAATTTACACTAGCTTGAGTTTTAAGAGCACTATCGCACTCCATCAAGTCAAGTTTTAAAAATGCACTGTCAAATTTCTCCTGTAATTTGTCAACACGCATAATAGTCTTCTCAACATAGTTTTTATATGCTGGAGCTATTGAATATTTTAATTTATATATACCATCAGGTAAAGCTTGTTTGCAGCCATCTTCAGTTATTCCTAAAGTGTCTGATCCAAAGATGTTAGTTTCTGATGGTCGAAAAGGTAATATCTGTTTACCAAAATTTGGTACTTCTATCTCAATTGTTGGAGCTGATACAATTGGTGGACTGTCTGGATAGACAGATGCATCTGTAACAGCAAGCAATAGAGTACTATAGGTAGGAGGTACTATAATATCTAATTGTAATGTGGCTGCCATACTATTGTTTTAAAAAAAAATGCCAGAGGATATGAGTGTAAATCCTCTCACCTCTGGCATAGGTTTATGTTAATGTTCTATCCCTACTTCTGACGCTGTTTAAGCAGCAGCAGTAGTTGTAGTTGTAATGCAAGTGTTGTCATCAGAAACTTGTCCTAAAGCATCTTCTAGGATTGGCTCAATCTTAGAAGCAATAGCACTTGTATCAGCATTAGGAACAGCAATGATTACAGTTGAGTCTTGGTGAATGTAATCTCCCCATTGATAAGCTGCCTTATCTAATTGGTTAAATCTAATGTAGTAGCTATCATAAACAACTCCATCAGTCACATAAGATTCAAAGTTCTCATTGTAGCCACCCATTCTATATAGTGACTTTAAATATCCAGCTTGGTAGCTGTAGAAGTTCTTTTCTAATTGCTTGAATTCTTCAGATCCTCCAGAAGCATAAGATGCTTTTTGGACTACAGCAGAATTAGCAACGATATTACAAGCATCAGCAACAATAAAATCAGCAGTTGTAGCTGGTCCATCGTATACAAAAGTACTGAAGTACATTCTGTCATACTCGAATGGGAATGCAGCAACATCACAAGGTTGACCATATTTAGTTAATGGTTTACCTTCGATTCTAAGTGTAGTTCCACCAACATTTTCAAAAGTAAAGAAACTGTTGAAAGAAACGTTGTCTGGATTATCTCCAGGAGCTTGTTGTTGTAATTTAGCAATTAAAGAGTTTATTAACGCATTAGTATCTACGTCAGTACATACATCACCACCACACTCACAACATGGAGCATTTACAGTTACAGAACGTGTAAATCCATTGAAGTATAATGTATCAATGTAAGAAGAATGAGCACGTAATGTTAAAGTTACGATTTCACCACATTGTACTTTGAAGTCTGTTACATCAGTAATTTGATTAGCAGCAGTAGCACAACCTGATACTTTGTACCATTCTGTTACATTTGAATTGCAGGAAGCACCAGCTGTTGGGCACCCTTTAATCTTGTCAGATCTTTTAGATCCTTGTAAATAAGTGTTTGCTCTACCTTGAGCGATGTAAATGTACTTTGCATCTGAAGCAGGGTTTGCTCCACCAGCAGCAGTTACAGTTGCATAATTTTGATCAAAGATTCCTACTTCACCAGCAGTTAAATCTTGAGTCGAACCAGAGCTAGGGACATCAGTTTGCCCTACTGGCACCACGAATAACGTGGTTAATGAAAAATCAGCCATTGTTTTATGATTTAAAGGTTAAAAATAATTTTATTCATTAGTTTGTATTCTGAATTGTGCACTTTGCACCGCACTAGCGTTTTCAGTATACATTGCAAGATTTTGAACTGTCAAATCTAAAAGTTCATCTTCTAAATATGAAGCAAGCTCACAATCTTGATTAGTAGATGGATTTCCATCCATCATGACATAACCTGTTTTGTTAATATATACAGGATATCTCATATACATTATGTAAATATCTTTGGGAGTAAATGTACCATCAGTATATATACTAATAGTGTTAGATGATATTGCATTCAACGTTTCTTGATACTCAAAGCTAGGTTTGTAGTGATCATTATTAAGTAATAGAGATAAGTCTCCATGCTTACTTAAATCCTTGTTAATCCATATCTTACGATCTTTGCATTTACCTTTATCAGCCAATATATAACTATCAACATAAAACATGTATTCAGGTTTTAGTGAAGTTAGATCAGCATCCCATTGATGTAGTTCGGTATTAGTTTCTTGTAGAGGTAGTGGTTGATTTGTAAAATCTATAACTAAATTTTGTAAATCTTCGTACCTTTTTTTAAAAGCATCAAACCCTAGTTTGTTAGGGATTGCAAAACCATCAACTTTTTGTTTTATCAACTTAATCTGAGCCTCATTCAAAGCTAAGATCTTGTCTTCAAGTTGAATTTGTTGATGCTCGTTAGTTGATAGTTTATTTAGTTTTTGGTCTATTTTGTATAATAAACTATCTACTGGTATCATTTATAAAAGAGTTTTAAAACTAGCCTCTTATACAGAAGCTAGTTTCTTTGTTTTCAACTTTTTTTCTAGAACTATTAAGTCTTCTTGATGATCTTCATCTACTAAATACTTTAATAATTCTTCTTCATCCATTGCTACTTCGTATTCACCTTCATAGATTTTTCCACTTGGTTTAACTCTGTAGATTGAATGTTGAATAGCTTGTTTAATTAAATCTTTAATATGGAGTAAATTTTCTTTCATATCAGCAAATCTGTTAAATACTTCTACAGGATTTAATCCTTTAAAGCTTCCAGACTTAACTTCAGATTGTTTCAACATACTATCAACTTGGTTATATACAACTTCTTCTTTTGTCTCATCAGTTACAGGAAGTCCAAGTAGTCTTGCAACTTTCTTCTTCTTCTCAGGACTCATTGAGTCAAACTTGATAATAGCTTTGTTAATAAGCTGTTTTTTCTTGTAGACAATTGCATTTTCAATATCATCATTAACAATATAGAACTGTGTGTCTGCAGGAAATTCACCTCTTTCCCATGCTTGATAAGAAGATGCAACTGTTGGATGCACTCTTAACCATGCAAAAGCTAACTCTTGAAGAGGTTGAGTCAAATCAAAGAAGTTATCTCCATCTAAAAGTTTTACAGGTTGCACATGTAATGAATCATTTGCTCCTGTAGATAATGCATAGTTCCAGAATTTAGCTCTTGGTCCTAAGTCAATATCTCCTAAAGATGCTTGTAACTTATCTCTAAGTTCTGTAACACGCTCAATTTCTAGTTCTTTTTCAGTAGGATCTTGAATACGTTTAATGTATCCAGCAGTAGGGTCTAGCCCTGTTCTGTACTTACCGTCTAACTCTTTGTAAGGATATTTAAAAACTCCTGTTCCAGGAATTCTTGTCATCCCCATGTTAGCAAGATTACTATCCATCGTTTGCAATTGAGAACTGTTGTATTGTTTCTTGATAGTAGAAACTTTTCCTATTTTACCCATAATGTAGTTTAATTAATAATGTTATTGGTTTACTTTGTAGAATGCTCTGATTGAACAGGTAGAAACTTAATTCAGCATTCTTATGTCGAGAAGGGTGTCCCCTCTGAGGAGGGACAGTGTGGGATGAGGGGACTCTTCTCTGAGAAAGAGTTGACTAGGGAACAGTCAACCGTAGATCTCTTTTTAGAACTGTGGAATCTCTTCGATAAGTACAGTTCTAGATAAATCCTCGATGAATACATCACAACGATCTTTCATCCAGATTTCGTATCCTGGGAATTTATTAGCAGAGCTCATACCTTGAGACTTAGCAAAACCTAAGTGGTGACGAGTTCCATCAATATAACCCCAAGTCATAGAAGGTGCACCCTTCATACGTACCTCACGGATGTTGTTGATCATTGATCCATCAGACTGAGGAGAAACATCAAATACCATAAATACAGGAGTAGACTTTTTGTTTTGTCCAAATTCTAAGTTAGTTTGTGGTAAATCTAACTCTTTTAAGTGAACAAGTTCTACACGTCCAGTCTCACGAGTAACCATTGCATCAAATGCAAAGTTATAAGTGATAGACTGTCCTTCTCCTTGTAAGTATCTGTTTCCAGAATCAGCCATAAATGTTAATCCAGAGTTAAGTGCATCATCTTTAAGAGCTTGTTGGAATACATCGAATCCAGCCTCATTAGTGTACATTTTAACTCTACGATCTTTAACGTCTACTCGTCTATAGAATAAGTCTCCAAATACTGAACGAATCAAGTTTGCAGAGAACTCACCTCTATTGTATTGTACTAAGTTTCCGTTATTTCTCATTCTGTGGTATACACCAGCAGAAGTTCTTTTTAATTCTTGTTTAGAACCGTTAGTCTTAACTGTTCCAGGCTTAGCCCAGATCATTCTCTTAACTTTCAATTCTAACATAGACTTACGCATCCAGAACTCAACGAAAGGCTCCCACTTAACATCATTACGAGTTAAAGGAAGTTGATTACGTCTTTGTGGAGCATATACTAAGATGTCTAATGCTTTACCTGAAGAGTCACGTAACATTTTGTCATCAGCCCATTCAGTAATTTTGTGCTCGTATCCATATGCAGAACCTAATGATTCAAACATAGTGATCTCTTCGCCTAATCTTGGAAGTCCTAATAAATCTTGGTCAAATTCTCCAATTGCAGCATCAACTAGTTCTAATTCGACACCAGTAGATAAGAAAGTGGAGCTTACAAAATCTACAGTTGGATTGTCACTTACTAATGTAAAAGTGTACAAGAATCCAGCATTCCAAGGCTGTGGATCTTTAATTACATAGAAACGTGGTCCATACTGACGAGTTCCTACAGATACGATAGCATTTTTAGAGAATTCGTTAGTGTCAATTACTAATGTAAACTCTTGTCCATCGATACCTGGTTTAGCCATAGCAGCTGTTGAATCAGGAATGTCAATAATTTTTGGGAATTTGTAAGGTACAGCGATTTTCCATTTCCAAGCGTCACTGTTATTATCAATGTAATAAGGAGTGCTCTTGTTGATCATGTCAAGGAAATCATTGCTGTACAATGAAGATTGAGTATACAGACTGATAATCTTTTTATCATAGTCCGCAGGCTCAGTAGAGTGAAAAGACTCTAAGTGATTTGCGTCTGTTAGCTTTCCTACAGCACGCTTATCCATAGAAGCTACTCGTGCATAAGTAAAACCAGTTAGACCTGGGATTGTTTGAATTGCCATTTTATTCGTTTTAAATTATTAAATTATTATAAAAACCATGAATTAGGTTTGGTCTTTTTGTTTGAAGCTTTAGAAGCTGACTTGCTCCTAGTTACTTGCCTAGCTACTTCCCCAAATAACTGATTGGACTTTTTAGTCACACCAGTTCTCTGTATAGTAGATAGGGTAGGATCTTTTTCTAATATCTTCATCAAAAGCCCCACCTTCACTTTCAGTTCATGGTTCTCAGGTCTTTTCAAATCTAAGATAGCACGATCAAAGTCAGTGAGATTTTCTCCAGCAGGAGTTTTCCACTTGTCTACTAATAGGAAGTCTTGTAGTTCGTTTGCTAAGTTAGGATTGATTGGAATACCATCAAACTCTTTTTCTTTTAGCTTGTCAGTTAAAATAGTCTGAACATTATTTATATATTGGTTCTTAATAGCAACTTTTTGTTGTTGAACCTGTTCAGCCTCTTTATCTAGTTGTTGAAGCTTTTTAGCTTCATTCTTTACTAACACCTTATGATGTCTTGTAGATACGGCTTCTAAATCACCGTAATTTTGTAATCTCTCGATTTCTTTACTTATGTCTTCTGGTTCAAATCCTTGATCAGCTAATGCTTGTTTCATTACTGATATTTGATTATTCTCTTTAGATAAGTCCATTTCACTAAAACTTACAATTTGATTGTATGTTCCGAAATACTCTTTAGGATCTACACCTTTTACAAAGATGGATTCAAAAGCCTGTTGGTAATCTTCTCCAAATTGACCAATGAAGTTTTGAACTATCTCAGATGCTCCTTTTTTCTTTTCAGCAGTAAATCTTTCTAGAAATTCTTCTGGAGTATTTATTGATACTTCTTCTTCCTCATTCTCTTTTGTAAAGACTCCTAAGTTGAACAAGTCATTAGCTAATGCAGTGAATTGACTTCCATCTACCTGAGCTTCTTGTTCCTCTTCTTGAGACTCTTCAACTTTTTCTTCTTCAACTGTTTCCTTTTTTGCAACAGTTGTTTCTTCTTTTACTTCTTCTTCTTGTTCTTCTTCTGAATCACTTAAGAAGTCAGCTATCAAAGATTCTCCTGATTGTTTTTCTTCATCAGTTTTACCATCAACACTTTTTGGTGGTGTAATATCTTTACCTCTTGGAGGGTCATTATTTACTTCCTGTTTTGGAGAATCTATTTCATTTACTATAGGTTCAACATCGTCAGGATTACCTGAAGCAGTTTCTGGAGCAAGTAGATCATTCAACAATTGAGTATCTCCTGCACCAGCTTCAACAGTATCTTGAATACCGAAATCACCGAGTTTATCTAAATTATCAGACATATGTAGTTGTATTTTGTTACGTATTTGGTTTACTTATGTAAAACTAAGTCAAGAGTATCTAATATCAAAGTATATTTCATCCTTTCTTATAACTTTTTTGGATAATATAGCATTAATATTTTCCCCTCTCCTAATTTAATTAATTAGTTTTTCTTATTTCTACCTTTTGCATTTTCTTTTGCAACAGCAAGATCATTTGCTTGATTGTCACGAGCTAATTTTATTTTCTCTCTTTCAATCTGTAATTTCTGCTGAGCTAAAGTATTTTTAGAATTTATATCAGCCATTTTGCTGTCATAATCCTTTTGAGCTTTTGTTTGCTGTGCAGCTAACTTTTCTATTTCTAATGCATCTGGTGAACCTGAAGCATCAAGATCAACACTTGCTCCACCTTCTTTAGACATTGCATTTATCATAGCAATCTCTTTCTTGTTTACACGATCTAGTTCGTTTTGTAAGTTTTCGTTAGCTTGTTTCTCTTGAGCCATTCTAGCAGCCTCTTGCATCTGAGCTTGTGCAATCTGACCAGCTTGCTCTTGTTGTTTTTGTTGCAACTCCATCTGTTGTTGCTGTTGTTCAACTTGTCTATCTCTAAGATCTTTGAAAGTTTTCTTCATGTCTCTCATAGACTTAGTGCTATACAGTTCGATTACATCATAAAGTGTGCCACCGTTCTGAATAATAGCTTGAGACAACTGTCTAAGTTCATTAAACATTTGAGTATCTTCAGGTCTATTGGTTAAGAACACTTTTAAGTCACGAAGTTTCAAGTCTGATCCATTCACTTGAACAAATGCAGACTCTCCTTCGTTTGTTATATATGACAGGGTAGATTCTGGTTTAGAACTTTCAACATATAAAGATGCATCAATAATAGCTTGATAAAGTTGACCCATTACATACTCATGAGCAATGAATAGAGGCTCTGTCTGAGAGTAACTTTGTGATAATGCTGTTTGTGTACCTGTGGCTGTTTCTGATGCAGCTATGGAGCCCATACGCTGTTTAGACATACCAATAAGTTCCCAACATTCTATCTTCATTTGTTGAGCTAGTGTATAACGAGCTTGTATCTCTTGTGTTCTTGTAAGATCCAGAGATGTAAACTGGTTGAATGAGCTTGGACTCTTCAAGTTCTCTGGACTATCATCAACAAACACAACACCACGTTCACGAGCTTCCATTTCCCACATATCAAGTGCATCTTGTGCATCTCCATCTTTAGGAACAGGAATATGTCTAAGTGACATCAATTGTACCTTACCAACTTCTTTTTCTAGAAGCTTGTATAACTGATTCATACAGACGTTATAAATAACTTGGAAAGGTTTCATTAGATCTACTAGAGATCGTGCCTCTGTGTTCTTTACTTCATACGTAGTACCTATAATTGGGCAATAGTTTAGAAGTTTATATGGCTTAACATGATAAATGTCTGGACCAATCTTAGTTCCTTGGTACCATTGGTTAACCCATCCCCATTCTAGAGATATTTGTGTAGGCATATCACCTGACTTGTATGTTTCATCTACAAGAGTTGATTGCTCATTACCTAATTCATCTGTATAAGTAAGTTTACCTATTTTTCTTTTAGATATCCAATAACTTCTTATAACAACATATTTGTATCCAAATGAAGACACATTAGATGTAAGACCTAAAAAGTCTTGTAAGCCATCATTGTTCTCTTTCATCTCTGACTCAATAATCATACGTGTTTGTAAGATTAATGGATCATATGTATCATAGTTTATAGAATCTATTCCAGGATCAACATTTGGATTACCAAGATTTGATTCTTGTACATCAATTAGTCCATAGTCTTGTAATGAACTTCTTAAATGATCAATCTCTTCTTTAGTTAGATCTGGAAAAGCTTCAATGATTTCTGAGATTTCCATAACCTCAACAGTACCAGCAGCATACGCTCCTTGTGATCTTCCTGTTGGGTCTGATATATATTTTTTATCTGGTGTTGTAAGAAACCAAGTGTTCTTTGGATTAGCCACCTCTATGTTAAATCCAAGCTTAGAGTTATCTTCATATATGTGGTAAAACTCTCTTGCAGATATTAGTAAATCTCTAAAAGCATCCTCTGACATTTCTTTTATGTTAAAGTCTGCTTTATTTGATGTAAGTGTGTGATTAGCCCACTTCTCAGCAACAGATGTATAACTGTCTAACTGATCTTTTACTTGCTCCATTGTTATTGCCTGAATATCTTCCATAGATACTTCTTGACCAGACATAGCAGCTTTTGCCATTACTTGTTGCTTAACTTGATTAATTACGTAAGCTTGTAATGTATCTGTCTTAAACTGTAACTCTTGAGCTTGACTATCATCATCAAATGCCTTAACTCTAAATGTGTCAGGACGTTTAGATATTTCACCTACTAGTTCATTTACAGGAGTGGTGATGATTGAATAGTGTTTTACATATGCAGGAAGATCAATGTCTTTCTCCAACATGTCTGTAAAACTTTTAACCTCTGGCTCATCAATCAAGAAATCTTCTTTTCTTAATATTCCTTTCATGAGATCATAGTTCTTTACAAACGTATCTCTATTTTTTACATATTCTGTATATGCTTTGTTTGCAAAGTAATCCATAGTATTCTTCACCCAACTATCATCTTTCTTCTGCTTCTCAGTTTTAAACTGGTCAGGAAATATGTTTAGGTAAGCATACTTGATATTGTCTTCTTTTGTATATCTTATAATTGCCATTATGAAAAAAGTTTATTTTTCTTTCTATTAAACAATCCTCTGGACTGTGTAAATAGTTTATTTTTTTTGTTTCGGTTGACCATAGATGTTAATCTTATGTCCTGTTGCTCTCCTACTTTTCCAAGAATAGGATCTAGTTTCATAGCTAGCGCAATTGCTAACTCAGCTGCAATGATTCGGTCAAAGTTACCTGATTCATTGTACTGTATCATTTCTTCTAGTAGTACAGGATCTAACACTTTAGCCATACCTTTAGTTTGAGAAATAACCTCACCATCTTCGTTAGTCTCAGAGTGTACAATTTCTTCTGTATACTTCTTGAGACAACCATGTAGGAAATCTCTAATCTTTTCTGATGATCTATGTATACCATAGTCACGTCTTACGGTAGTATTTGGTACTATTTCTTTCAACCATGTAGGTTGTCTTTCCAAATATTGAGCATCTCCTTTACTTATCATGTGATCTATAAAGGATATCTCATCATTTTCACACAATGCTCTAGCATTGTAGTATTTTATTAAGTATCGTGCTTGGTTTTCCCAGGTTTCTTTCTTATCTGGACGTGCACAATAGCTCGCTACAAACATATCTTGGTATTTTTCACCAGATATAGCATGCATACGTTTATATATGTATACTGATCCTAATGATGAACTATATGCTGATTTACCCTGTCTATAAGGGTCAATACCTGCAACATATAGGCCATATGGTGGATTATCTACAGGAAATTCATAAATAACTACAGGAGCATCTTTTAAATCTGTATGTTTTAGTGGAAAGTTAAGAATAGGGCGTTTGTCTGTAAATTCATGCTTTACACCAGCACCATCATCATATAATATAACAGGAGTTCCTGTTCTTTCACCTTCTATTAGTCTATGCTTCTGACGTTTAGCTGCTTCTATATCAAAGATGTTTGTATCTTCATTTAAGAATATATCATCTACCTCTTGTGGGTAGTACATCTTTTCTTTTAGATATGCTAATCTATCACCTGCTTTCTTAAGACGCTCTAAGTTAGTATTAGTTACTTCTGTAGCCTTTTCTTCATTAGATACCATCATAGGTACATCATGTAGCAAAGAGCTCTTAGGTTTATCTAAAAACGCACCTAGTGTAGAATCTTCCTTAGCTTCCATTCTATACTTGTGAGAAATAAACAATCCATGTACACGCTTCTCATCTTTTTCATTATTGTACGTAAGAAAATTAAAATTATCTACGTCAAACATCAAAGTTTTAGCATCCATGAATTTTTTCATGTCTCCACCTGTTCCTGTAAGAATAGGACTACATCCCCACCCAAATGGTGTTGTAAATCCAGGAACAGCAGCTTGGAAACCTCGTAAGAAGTTACCTTTACCAATTTCATCAATGATTAGTCTACGAGGTTTTGTACCTGCAATAGCTTCTTCATTATTACCTTCATCTAAGTTACGAATAAGGATCTGTGAAAATGGTACACGTTCACCACCTCTAGTCTTAATACCAAGTGTTACTTGATTCTTCCAGTTATCTTCTACCCTTTGCCATCTCCACGCTTTAGGTAAGAAGTTAAGTCCCTTATCTATCTTATCTGTAATAAGTTTGATATCAGGAGCATTAAGACCTGCAATGATGTTTTGTGAGTTTTCATCAAATGTAGCACCTTGTGCAATATAACTTGCTTCAATTACAGACTTAGCAAAACGTCTGATTCCTAGTATAACAAGTCCTTTTTTCTCTTTGTTAGCTCTATCTATTTCATTTGTAACTAACCATTCATTGTCTCTAAGTAGTGGATTAGCATACTTCTGGTTAATTCTACCATACTCATCTATAACATCTACTTCTGTGTGCCAAACGTTTAAATGCCAGTATAAGAATGGATTTATATATACTCCATCCATCATACAACCATTCATACATAACTCTTTATGGTAGTTAAAGAAAGATCTGTATTCTTCAGAATCTGCATCTGGAATACGCTTTTGATTGATAAACCAATCTTTATAATCTACACTGTGTAGTTTCATGTTTTACTTTCTGTTCTTGTAGAAGTCTTCTGCCATTGCTCCTAATTGAGCACCACCCCTTGTCTCCACTTTTTTCTTTTCTTCTTTTTCACGTAGTTTATCTACTTGTTCAAGAAGAGCTAAATAATTCTTCATAGTGTCTTGTACAAACTTACCTTGACTTTCAATAGATGCAACTACCATAGGTATCACACCACCAGATTTAGTTTCTTTGTACTTAACTCTATCTTCTAATTCATGAAGAGGATTAGCATCAACATATTCTTTCCAAGAACTAAGTTGTTGTTCTGCCCAATCAAGTTCAGCATTTATGTATGTAGTTTTTTTTGCCATTTATGTTTTGTTCGTTCCACCCATCTTCCCAATATATAAAGATGAGATCACTATTAATATCCATCATCGTCATTTAGTTCATGAACATTACTGATTCTCATACCATCTCGTAGTATTTTATCTATCTCAGACTCATCATGAGGTACGTCCATATCTATACTAATTTGATATTTCTGTAATGTGTGATATAGGTTTTTATCTGTTAATCCCCACAAATACTTAGTTTCTAGTCCATCAAATGATGTAGCTAAGTGTTTTCCTAAACTCAAGGAAGGGTGATCTCTTTTAAGTTCTGCTAGTAATTTAATTATTTTGTGATAGTATGTTGCACTCATGTTTATATCAGATCATTTATGTCTTCATCAGATATAGGGTTTATATCTTCTTCAGGTGGTTTAACTTCTGTAAGTAAGTATTCTGGATCTGTTTCTTTTGTTTCTGATTGACCATCATAATATTCAGGTCTAACTGTAACTTTTATTACATCATTTTCTGAATCCTCTCTTGGTTCCCCTTCTATGTCAATGAAATCTGCTCCTTCTTCATATAACTGAGTGAGTACATGGATGAGTGATGTTACTGGTATTTTATTTAGCCTTAGATGCTTCATGTTTCTTATATTCTTGTTCTTCAATATCTGTTAATACAGCTTTCCATTTGTTTATAGGGCAAGAGCATGATAAACATTTACTCTTTGCAGAGAGTGTACAACCGCAACTTATACAGTGTGCATCTGGTCGTACAGTGGAGTGATTCTTAGAATGATGTTCACATTCATTACATATTGCTAGGCGTTCTGCACTCACCACAGCTATCTGCTCCTTTAGTTTCTCTGGAGGTAGGATGTTGTTTCTCCAACCTTCATATATCTCCTTTATCTTTATCATCTAATTTTGGTTTTAACGACATTAACGTCAGGTTTAGTCTACTAAGCTTACTCTTTATGTAATTTAATTTTTTTTCTGGGGTATTCTCATCTGCTATCATCTTCTCATACCCAAGTTTAATATCTTCAAGCTTACTTACATGTTTCTTTGCTTTCTTCTTGTTGAATAGAAACTTACCAAATCCAGAGAGCTCTACACTGTTGTTTGTCTTTAAAGCATCATGTACACCATCAAACTGATGTGTTATCACCTGGTTTATCACTCTTTCTGATATCACCATCTTTGTTGACATCTTCCTCACTATCCACTCTCTGAGCGTCATGTCTTTCGGTTTCTTCATAGTGCGCTATCTTTACTACTAAGTTTAAATTTTTTTTGAAGTCTAAAACGATGATGGGATTGACCTTCACCTTACCTGACTCCTTTACAAATATACCTATCTTCTTAAGCTTAGATACAATATTGTTGATTGTTGCTGTTGTTGTTTTGTACTTGTCACAAAATTGTGTTCTTGCATTGGCATAAGATATCGTACCCTTAACAGCTGTAAATGCTACCAACTCAATCTCACGTTTGGTAAGACCAAGATTGTTTATAGCTGATAGTATAGAATAATACTTTTGAGCTATAGCATACTCATCACTTAAGCTTTTCTGTAGCTTTTGAATGACTATCTTTCTTTCTTCCATGATTTAGTTGTTCTTATTATACATATGTACACTACAAATATACAATAAATATTTTAATGTTCTACATCTCTCTGTTTTTCAATGCTATATTATGTATAACATTTCTTTTTTCCTTTTCTTGGGACTCGATAAGTGGTATTAACTAAGCCCACCCACCCACCAAAGGTATAACATTTTTTTGATACGTTACAAATTTTGTGCAAACTTTTTTTTCTAAAAGGGCCCACCCCATCGTGTGCATAAGAGAAGAGACCCCTCCCCACAGAGACCCCACGCATAAAAAGCAGGGTTGGGATAGTCCCCCCTCATTAATAAGTCTAACATTAAAAACAGAAAGAAAATGGCTTTAGAATTTAAATTGTACGAACGTACCGAAAGAACTGAATTAGGAACTGTTGCTGAACTAACAGGTGTTGGTGGCAAAATTGGTTTATTACCAACTAACTTTAACAATCACGACAAGCGTGTTGTTATTATTATGAAGAAAGCTGATGGCACAAGTGCCCAAGTGGTTTGTTCTTCTAACGTAAGTAAGGGCTTACGAGCTAAGGAAATTACCCTCAGCCAAGTGCAGGGCTTTCCAATCGTTGAACAAATTACGCCTGATGGCGAAATCATCAACATTGTAACAATGCCAAGTGGTGGTGCTCTTGTCGAGTTCAATGTTACTAACGAGGTTGCTGAATACCAAGCACCAACGTTTGACCCAAGCGAGTTGGTTGCTTTCTAAGCAATCAATTAGTTCAGGAGGGAGGGTAACACCTCTCTCTTTTATATATAGGGTGGGATAAAAGAAAAGGGTGGGCATTTAAAGCACAAAATAGTTTATTTTGGTAAATGTTTCATAACTTTTTGTGTGTATGTAAGAGTGGATGTGTTCACAGTATCCACTTTTTACCACCTTTTACCACCTTATAAAAACCGAGATGTATAATAAATATATATAGCAATAAATAAAACTTTCATCCAATTGCAGGTGTTTGCCTTAAAAATTAATGGACATCAGGCTTAAAGATAACCAACATACAAGGATTGCAACCTTGTGAGAGTTTTTAATTTAAAGATAAGTAACATTATGAAAAGAAATGATGACACATGCAACACAGCAGTACTTATACTCACTATACTATGTGTTGTTATGTACTTCTTAGGTAAATATACATGATATGGAAGATGATTTTGATTACCAAGGACGTTCTAAGAAGCGTTATGAGAATAACATGAAGATTGGTTGTCTTATAGCTATACTCTTTTGGGGTTTAGTTATAACTATCTTCTTATACAAAATGTTTTGGGCATAGAATGGCTATTAAGCAATAATCAGGTGGTGCATCACCCAACGCTGCAGGAGAGCATGAGCGCAGCCTTCTATGCTTCAAAGCATATTAATAAATACGTTTAACTAATAAATACAACAACGATGAGAACAATTAAGTTAACACCTGTACAGTTTTACAGGTTTAGAAAGGTTGCACTTCTTTATGGAGTGCTATTTATGTGTAACATATCACAAGGTGTTTACACAGTGGAAGCTAATGATGATAATTTAGAACAAATAGGTTATTAGTCATGGCTCAAGAAGAAATGTTTGACATAGAGTATTCCAATGTGGTACTCTTTGTTACAGGATGTTATAGTCCTGCAGAAGCAAGAGTAGATTACTATCCAGATGGTTCAGGTTATCCAGGTTCACCAGCTTCATTTGAAATGAACAAGATTCAATGTGGTAGACAAGACATCATGGACTTACTAAGTGGTAGTCAGCTTGATGAGATAGAGAAATTAATACTAAATACACACTACAATCATGAGTATTAAAGAACATAAGGTGCTTGCAACAGGTTTGCATTGCATTACAGACAAGAAAGGACGTGTACATGTTTACACAGAGAAAGAGTATAGCCTCCTAACATGGTGGTATAAAATCAAATCTAAATACTTTGGACATGGATAGATATAAGAAGAATCTCAAGGTAGAAGATGACAAGGTGTACAGTTATGATACACATGTTGCTACAATTGATCAGGAAGCTGAACAGCTTCTTGTTCATGGAGTGTGGTCAGTTACAACAACTAAACATGTTAACTATGTTGCACAAGAGTATGGATTAAGAAAAAGATACACATGATTAAGACACAGAAAACACGTACACTAGTTACGAAAGATAACAACAATAGTGCTAATTGCATTGCTCCAAACCTCATCTATGGTTGCTTTGGTGGTTGTGTGGACACATATTGTTACATGTCTAGGTATAATGGACGTAGAGTGTTTGTAAACACAAATGTAGAAGACATATTTCAATCTGTTGTTGAGTGGGAGAAAGGATTCAATAAGGTTCCAGACCAACAGGATCCAATCTACACTATGGTTGACGTAGCATGCAATACAGACTTAGTGCTTATGCAAAAGCATATGCCTGAGTCTTTGCATGACTATTTGAAGCGTTATGATGACCATCCACAGCTTAACAGTACAATGGCTACAAAGTATCCAGCGCTGTTAAAGCTTGATGTTACACATTTCAACAAGCCACCAAGAGTGCGTGTTAGCCTTATGCCACAAACATATTCTAATGTATTAGAACCTAAGATGCAGAAGATATCATCTCGTATAGAGGATATTGATCGCTTGAAAGACTTAGGATGGCAAGTGCACATAAACTATTCACCTGTTGTGTTCCAAAGAAGATGGATACAGGAGTATGATGAACTGTTTGCAGAGGTGAAACGTGTAGCAGGTGTGAACAAGTGTGAAGTGATAGTGCTCACTAATCATAGGAATCAGATGGCTAAAGCATCACCAGAAGCACAAGAGATGATGAAATACAGCTGTGAGATCAAGAACAACAGTGGTGTGATGCGTTATCCAATACGTGATAAGACTAAATTGCTTTCAAGATGGAAGCAGTTGTACAATAAATACTTTGAATTAAACACAATTAGATATATATTTTAAAATGGAAAATTACAGAAGAGTAAAAGGTTATGAGTTTGAGTTTATAGACCAAGGACCAGATGATAGATTCTATCAGTGTCGTGGTGATGTTTATTATGATGATGATCATGATGAGATACCTGAACCAGGTTTATGGAAAGCAGCTCTAGAATTAGAACAACAATTAAAAGATGAGGGTTATGTTGCAGAGGCAAACCACTCTGAGAAAGGATGGGTTGAGGTGTGTCTGCTTTAATTAGTGTAATTGAATGGAATACTGGACAGTCATTTCATTCTAAGAATCTAGCAGCTAGTTACTTCAACATACCTTATTCCTTAGTTACCAAGAGTATTAAGAAGGATGTAGAGGTTATTACTAAAAGAGGTAAGAAGCTTAGATTTACAACAGGTGGGTCAACAAGAGTTAGATCTGCTGTACACAAACCAAAGACTGAAGATGGTAAGACATTAAACTTTGGTAAGCATAAAGGAACTCAAATGAGGGACATACCAACACAATACTTAAAATGGGCATATGATAATGTAAGCAGATGTCCAAAGTGTGTTGAGCAAGAATTAATAAAAAGAAAAGAAATACTAAATAGATAAAAAAATGGAAGGAATAAAAGATTTACCAGAAGAAATGGCTAGCAACAAACAGCCATTCATTATGTGCCCATCTTGTTTTAAAGGAGGCATTAAGTTTAATTACATCACTAATGAGGGATCATGTGACCATTGTGGTACAAGATTCACTAAACATGGTGATAGTATAAGATTTGTGTGATATGTGGATAGCTTGTGAATTAGTATTCCGTCACTATAATCCTAAGGAGTTAGAGCAGGGAATGTTATTCATGAACGAGCTAAATCCTGGGAATGAAGCGAAGGAACAAGTAGAAGTGTGGGCCCTCAAAGAAGAAGGTATACACAAACAAATAAGTTATGACATGATGGTATTTGAATGTGGGTTTCCTGTTCAACCATGGATTATTACAGATGATGGCAGAATAGCTGCTATACCAGAAGAAATAGGTTGGTTTGATCCAGGTAAACGTTCAGAAGAACTAATACCATTCACAATAACTGAAATGAACTTCATCATGCAAGAGTTTGATGGACTACTAGAAATCTTTGTTAACGAAGATGAACTAGAGAAAGGGATTGTAGATCCTGTGTACGAAGATAACTTGGTGATTCTCAGATTCTTAACTGATGATGAGGATGCAGAAGAGTTATATTTTGAAGAAGAATAATTATGGAAGAATTAAGTAATTGCTGTGGAGCTTCTAGATGGGGTGAAACAGACATATGCTCAGATTGTAAAGAGCATGCAGATTTTGAACCAGATGAAGACTGGGATAACGAAGTAATAAATAAAAGATAATAAAATGGGAGTAGATATTTATGGTAAAGCACCTAAGCTTATAGGCAAGAGGCCTGAATTAGACTTTGATGATGATAATCTTACCGATGAACAGAAGAAAAACTATTGGGAAGCATTAGAAAAGTGGGAAAAGAAGAATCCTGGTTACTATTTTAGGAGTAACTGGTGGGGTTGGAGACCAATAGTTATGTTGTGTGCACACGCAGCAGAGCAACATAGATTGGAGTTTAACTTTGATGCATGGATGGGTAATGATGGACTAGGATTGGACAACTGGCAAGAGTGTAACGCTCTAGCAGATGCATTAGAGATCTCTATTGCTGAAGAGGAGAACCTAAAAGATGATGAGGATACTATATATTGTAATATGGGATCTTGGTCTCAATCAGGTGGTCTTATGGTTGACCAAGACACAGTGGAGAAACTTAATGAAGACTATCCTTATGGTTCAATTATGTTTACCAGCATAGTTACTGATGATGGAAATGTTTATTATCCTTCACACGGTACACCTCTTTGGTTAATAAATTCATTTATTAATTTTCTTAGAAATTGTGGTGGGTTTTCTATTTGGTAATCTAACTAAATTTATTACTTTTGTAAACTCACCAATAACGTAGTATGAAGTTTATAACCTTTTTAATTAGATGGGTAGCAGGCAATTTGTCTATACCTTTCTGGGTAGTAGGGCATATACACTTATCTATACATGATTTTCATGACCTATACGAAGTAATTAGTAGTGTAGGCATGAATATCATTGTAGCAATTGGATTTTATTTAGAATGGAGAGACGTAAATAAACAAGAACATGAATGACGTAATTATATATGATATAGAAACTATGCAAGAGTGCTTCATTGTTGTATGTATGCAACCTGAGAAGACACCTCGTAGCTTTGTAGTAAGCAAGTGGCAGAACCAACTGGATGCATTTGTAAAATATACAGACACACACAAGGAAGCATATTGGGTAGGTTATAACAACTTACGTTTTGATGGTCAGGTAGTTGAATGGATACTCAGAAACTATGAGCAATGGCATGATTGTACAGGACTAGAGATATGTGCTAAGATTGCACAGAAGGCTCAGGATGTTATACATGATGCTAACTTTGATGTGTTTGCTGAATATAGAGAGTATGAGCTTACACTCAAGCAACTTGATTTGTTTAAGATTCACCATTATGACAATAAGAACAGACGTGTAAGTCTGAAGAGGTTAGAGTTTGAGATGGATCTTGAAAACATTGAAGAGATGCCTATACATTATGCAAAGACAGGACTAACAAGAGATGAGGTGTTCTTATCACTACAGTACTGTTTCAATGATGTTGATGCAACTTATGAGTTTTACAAGATAACTCTTGGTGATACAGATCATCCACTATACAAGGGTAATAACCAGATACAACTAAGAAAAGATATTGAAGAGGAGTTTGGTATACCTTGTTTAAACTATTCAGATAGTAAGATAGGGGATGAGATAATCAAGAAGTATTATTGTGAGGAGAAAGGTATAGATATACGTGAGCTTCCTCGCAAGGGTTACTTCAGAAAGAGTATAAACCTAAAGAATTGTATAGCACACTATGTAGAGTTTGAAACTGAACAGCTACAAAAGTTTCTTGAGACTATTAAGAAGCTTAAGTTGGGCCTTCAGGATGACTTCAAAGAGCATATACATTTCTATGACAATGTCTATTCATTTATGAAAGGTGGTCTTCACACAGAGAACAAGCCTGAAGTATTTGAAGAAGATGAAGAGTATGAAATCATTGACTGGGATGTAGCTAGTTACTATCCTGCTATTATTATTAATAGTGAGAAGTATCCTGCTCATCTAGGAAAGGAGTTCTTGCGTGGGTATAAGCAAATGTTTGAGAAAAGACTAGAGCTTAAACCACAGGCCAAGAGTGACAGGAGAATCAAAGGAATCGTAGGAGCACTTAAACTTGCAGTTAACTCTGTGTATGGTAAGTCATCTGATATGAATTCATGGATATATGATAGGCAACTAACTATGTTCACCACTATAACTGGTGAGCTTAGTTTGATGATGCTTATTGAGAAATATGAACTGAATGACATACATGTGATCTCTGCTAACACAGATGGTGTAACGATTAAAGTGAGAAAAGACTTGATTCCTAAGATGCATGAGATAAACAAATGGTGGTGTGATGTTACACAGTATGTACTGGAGCGCACAGACTACACAAAGATTATCTTCTCAACAGTTAATGACTACCTGGCTATCATGCCAGATGGGTACATAAAGAAGAAAGGTGACTTTCTTACAGACTTTGAACTACATAAGAATAAGTCTGCACGTATTGTACCTATAGCACTAGAGCAGTATTATGTAAATGGTATACCTGTTAAGGAAACAATCATTAATCATAAGAACTTGTATGACTTCTGTATTAGAAAGAAAGCCTCTAAAGACTTTCACTATGAAGGAGTTGATGCATCTAATGCTATAACTAAATATGATAAGCTCATCAGGTACTATGTAGGTAAGACTGGTGAGAAAGTTTACAAAGTGAAGAACGAGTCTTCTAATAGCAAAGCTGCTAAAAGAAGTCAAGTAGAGGCTGGTGAGTGGAAGTGTTATGTATGTAACACTCTTCCTTCCAACTCTCCAGTGGACAATGTAAACTATAATTATTATATAGACAAAGCAGAGAGTATGATAACTAAAATTTTGACCAACGGTAAGCGTAAGAAGAGTACGTTTATCCCTGGTCAACTAAATCTTTTTGGTTAATGAAAAAGAGAGCTAAGATAAATAGAGGTAATATAACTAGACATCTTATTGAGTATCAGTTAGATATGGTTGGAAAGCGATTAGTAGACACATTAGATGATGACAAATGGTATTTCAACTGGACAATGACAAGAGAACAATATAATGAGTTCTATAAGTATGCTATAAGGACACTTAAGAAGGTGTTTAAGTTTAACACAAATAAAGCAAAAGAAACGTTCGACTGGTTCTATGAACAATTCGGACTAAGAATTAAAAATTAACAATTAAAATCAATAATTATGAACAACGGAGTATTATTATTCACAATCCTTGTAATGCTAGTAGGACTAGCTTACACAATGTATGCAGTTTTCTTTGATAGCCAAGAGCTACCAGAACCAACACCAAAGCGTAAGAGAGGTAGACCAAAGGGAAGTAAGAATAAGGTCAAGAAGACTAGTATAATAGTTAACAAACCAAAACGTGGTCCAGGTAGACCTAAGGGATCTAAAAACAAGAAGAAGAATGTCAAAGCTAATTAACGAAGACTGGGAACATGCAGCTTATGCTAATGATAAGATGTATGAAGGAGAGCGAAAGTATAGAATGGAGCTCGAATGGCAAGAGTGGGAACACGAACAACAAAAGAAGAGAAAGAAACCTGCTACTATAGTGGTAGAAAAACCAGTAAAAGATGAGAATGCACATATCCCCACAAGTATTCAAAGAACTCATCAAAAAAAGCTATAGTCTTGATCTGATTTATTTGCTCAAATTGATAGAAGAGCAGTATGACATACAACCTTTATATGAGGATAGTATGAAGATTGCTGCTCTGTATCAGAGCTTAATAAGAAAAGGACTGATAACTAAGGATGAGGAGAAGATAACAACTATTGGTAAAGATTTACTGAAGTTTGTTACTGATGAGAATACTAAAAAGATAATAAAACGTAAACCAATAACAACGGACTTTGAAGAGTGGTGGAAACAATACCCTCCTACAGATTCATTTACTATCAATGGTAAACAGTTCAAGGGAACTAGATCATTGCGTAGAGGTAAAGAGGAATGTAGGAGAAAATTTAAGACTATCATAGAGGAAGGAGAATACACTGCAAAACAACTAACAGATGCTCTAAAGTATGAGGTAAACCAAAAGGTTGAACGCTCAGTACGTGAGAGAAAAAATATAATGAGTTTTATGCAGGGCTCTATCCCTTATTTGAATCAACGAACATTTGAAAGCTTTATAGAGCTCATGGAGCAGAATAAAGATCAAGATGATGTAAGTGCAAACTCAGGAGGTCCCACAGATATTTAGATTATGCAAAACACACTAGAATTTAACGAGTGGATGAAAAAGATTAGAAGCAATTATTATTCAGACGACAGACAGATGAATAATGCTTTTGAGAAACTAAGAAAAATAGCAAACAATAAAAATTATAAAGATGAAGATAATATTTAGTATAATACTATGGTTAGTAGTAGCAAGAGTAATGATATGGCTAGGTGGATACATATGGCCTGAGGATAGAGATAACTTTGATAACAATTTAAGATACTAGCATGAGCTTTGAACTACTAAAGAAAGAAGTACAAAAAGGTATCGATGGCCGTAATGGTGGTATACCTATGGGTTTTGATAGGCTCAATAGGTACGTAGGTATCAGAAAGTCTATGTACTATCTTATTGGTGGTCTAACTGGTTCAGGTAAGACTAGTTTTATTGATGATGCTTTTGTTCTTAATCCTGTAGATTGGGCTCTATCAGAAGAAGGTAGAGCTTCAGGTATTAAGGTGAAGGTGTGGTATAGATCTATGGAGCGTAGTAGAACTTACAAGTTTGCTAAGTGGACTTCACGTAAAATATTTCTAGACCAGGGTATAATAATACCAGTTAATAAACTACTTGGTTGGACAGAGAAGATGACTAAAGATGAGCATGACTTATTTCTAATGTACGAAGACTACATGAATGAACTATCAGAAATTGTTACAATCATTGATGGTCCTGAGAATCCTGTAGGTATCGCTAAAGAGCTCAAAGCATATGCACTAGAGCGTGGTGAGATAGTACAAGAGAATAAGTATAACAAAATATATGTTCCAGACGATCCTAATGAGATAACTCTTGTTGTGTTGGATCATATTGGCCTACTTAAGACTACTAGAGATCAACCAACAAAGAAACAAGCTATTGATAAGATGAGTGATGAGCTTAGATATGCTCGTGACTTCTATGGTCATAGTCCTGTTGTTGTTAGTCAGTTCAACAGATCTATATCTAATCCCATCAGGATAAAGAATGGTGATGTTGAACCACAGCTAGAAGACTTTGCTGACAGTTCTACCACTCAAAACGATAGTGATGTGTGTATGGCCTTATTTGACCCTATGCGTTACAATGTTGAAGATCCATCTGGGTACAATCTAGGTAAACTTAGAGATGACTTTGGTGGTAAGTATTTTAGAAGCTTAAGATTAATCAAGAACAGTTATGGTGAAGATGATATCAGAATTGGTCTTGCATTCTTGGGCCAGATAGGTATGTTTAAAGAGCTACCTAGACGTAGAAACATAACTGATGCAGACTATGAGTCTGTAGTAAACAAATCATTTTTTATATCATGACATTAAGAGATAAACGACAAGCAGAGTTTGCTGATATGTGGTGGAATCATGGAAAGTTTGGGATCCTAAACTTATGTCCGAGGTTTGGTAAGATAAGAACTACAATTAACATCTTGAAGAAGATGAAACCTAACTGTAGTATCCTTATTGCCTATCCTGATAACAAGATTAAACAGTCTTGGATAGAGGACTTTGAGGAGATGGACTATGAGAATGATAATATTACATACACAACACACCTGTCTATACATAAGCACACAGGTACAGAGTTTGACATAGTTGTTATTGATGAGATACATCTACTATCAGAAGCACAGATAGGTGCATGTGTAGATTTGTTCTCTATCAATGATAATATACTTGGCCTCACTGGTACACTATCTAGATGGACAAAGCGTACACTTAGAGATGACTTATCACTATCTGTAGTTGCAGAATATCCTATTGAAAAAGCAATTGAAGAAGGTGTTATAGTTGACTACCAGATAACCGTAGTGAAGGTGCCACTAGATAACATTGTTCGCAATGAGTATGGAAAGAAGAAAATCAAGAAGACAGAGTTGCAACAGTTTAAGTATCTATCAGGTACTATAAACAGAATGATGTATAGTGGTGGTAACACTATGTTTATGAGACTAGCAAGGATGCGTCTCATCCAGAGTAGCTTAGCTAAGCTAAACAAAACCAAACAACTGTTAAATCAGTATAAGGATGAGCGTGTTCTTGTATTTTGTGGTACTACAAAGATAGCAGATAGTCTAGGTGTACCATCACATCATAGTAAATCTAAGGATAAAGATGCCTTTAAGAGATTTGCTGAAGGTGAGGGTAAACACATGGCTGTTGTGAAGATTGGTAATACAGGAATCACATATAAACCATTAAACAAGGTTATTATAAACTATTTTGATAGTAACGCAGAGAATCTTGCACAGAAGATTAATAGATGTATGGCCATGGAGTACAATACTCCTGATAAAAAAGCGGACATATACATCATCTCTTCTCAAGAGAATGTAGAAGAAAAGTGGCTTAATAAAGCACTAGAATTCTTTGATAAAAAGAAGATAAATTACGCATAATTTCGTATATTTGTCAAGTTAATAATTACATAATAAATAAATAAAAATGAGTTCAAAATTAATTGGAATTGTTGGTGAAACTGGGACAGGTAAGTCAACAGCGATTAAACATTTAGATCCTAAAGAAACGTACATTATCAATGTTGCAAAGAAAGAATTGCCCTTCAAAGGATCAGGCAAGCTTTACAATGCTGATAACAAAAACTACAAAGAGGTAGATGATCCTACACAAATCACAAGACTTCTAAAGACTCTCTCTGAGAAAGCACCACACATTAAAAACGTGGTGATAGAGGATAGTAACTATCTTATGGGTTTCCGTATGGTAGAGAAAGCTACAGAAACAGGCTTTATGAAGTTTAGTGTAATGGCTAAAGACATGGTTGACATGTTTAGAACAGCTAGAGCATTACGTGATGACATGTGTATATTTTATTTCTCTCATCCAGAAACAATAGAAGATGCTGGTGAGATAATAGGATACAAAATTAAAACTGCAGGTAAATTAATTGACAATCAAGTATTGTTAGAAGGATTATTAACTGTATGTTTGTATACACATGTAGAGGAAACAAAGGATGGAGCAAACTATTATTTCTTAACTAATCGTTTTAGAAAGAAACCTGCTAAAAGTCCTGATGGTATGTTTGAAGAAACAAAAATACCTAACAATCTACAGCTAGTAAAAGACAATGTAATAGAATATTATAATTAATAATTAAAATTAAAATTTATGAGTACAATTGGAGGAGTAAAAAGAGAATCCGCAATCAACAGTGAAAACACAGCTTACCCAAAAAAGGTGGGCTTATTTGAAGCAGACATAATTGCAATTAACCCAACTATAGAAGAGTATAGTACATTGCTAGGAATGGAACTTAATCCAGAAAGCAAAGCTACTGAGTATCTAGGTACTACTAAAGATGGTAATACATATCTTCGTGTGGATGTATGGTTAAAGCAAATCAAGACAGAGAATCAATTCAAGGTGAGTTTCTTCTTGGAAGATAAAGAAAGAGAGAACCGTGATGGGACTAAGAAACAGTATATAAACAGTGTAGGTATGACAGCTTGGGCTGCTGATGAGAATGACTTATGGGACTGGTTTACTAATGGACGTGACTATCGTGTTGCATATGTTGGTGAGGAAGACTTATATGAGTTTGTTCGTACTTGGTTAGGTAAGTTGGATTATCGTCATGCAGATACAGTTCTACAGCTAGACTGGAAGAAACTTATGCGTGGTAATATTGGTGACCTTAAAAGTGAGGTAAATGGTGAATGGTGTAACACTGTTGTAGCACTAGCAACTGTAGTTGTTAAAGAGCGTGATGGTGAGACTAAAGAATACCAAGGTATCTACAACAAAGGTTTCCTATCTGGATATACAATGAAACAGTTTAGACTGGTTGATTATACAGACAAACGTACACTTGATAGTCTTAGATCTAGAAAACCACGTGAACTTAAACCACATGAAAGATTTGTAGTTCGTGTGAGTGGTGAGTATGGTTGTAAAGACTATTACATTCTAAAAGAAATTGAAGAGTATAACCCTGGTGATAATCTTGTCGCCTCTGATAGTTATATATCAGATGATGGGTCAGACTACTAACCAAACCAATGTATAATAAGAGCCCTCTTCAGAAATGTTGAGGGCTTTTTTAATATAAAACTTATGATAAAGGGAAAGAAGTATGTACGTGTAAGTGCAGAGTTAATACTATCTAAAATATCAGAGTATGATATCTTCAGGTTTTATATGCCCAGTAAGGATTGGAAGTTAGGACAGGCAACATATTCTCCATTCAGAGATGAGAGGAATCCATCATTTCTAGTTGGAGTTAGAGGAGATACTATAATGTTTATTGACTTTGGTGATACTAGTATGAAAGGAGATTGTTTTGAGTTCGTAAAGAAGCTCTACAACATTCCTACATTTCATGAAGTGCTAATTAAGATTGATAATGATTTTAACTTAGGAATAAGTTCAGGATCTGATTCAAAAGAATACAAGAAGATAATTAAGTCTTACTCTCAACCAGAGCTGGTGAGTAAAGATTATTCTTTTATTCAGGTGAAGACTAGAAACTTCACACATGAAGAGTTAGCTTATTGGAATGAATACTATCAAGACATTGAAGATCTCAAAGCTAATAATGTATTCTCAGTTGCTGAGGTGTATCTAAACAAGAAGCGTATTGTTATACCAGACAATGAGCTTAGGTTTGGGTATCTCTATGATGGCCACTGGAAGATATACAGACCATTCTCTGATAGAAGATGGAAATGGATGCCTAATAATGTACCAATCACCGCTATGGATGGTAAAGATGACATCAAGAATTGTGATGTTGCATTTATCAACAAGAGTAAGAAAGACTACATGGTTATGAAGAAACTATATCCATGCTGTTGTGCTGTTCAGAATGAAGGTATGGGTTGTTTCTCTGATGAGAATGTACAATTCTTACTGGATAACTCAAACAGACAAATACTATCATTCGATAGCGATGAAACAGGTGTATCTAATAGTAAGAAGATTACTGAGATGTTTGGATTTGACTATTGTAATGTACCCAGAAAGTTCCTAAAAGATGGAATTAAGGACTGGGCAGATCTTGCAAGAGTTCACGGACTAAAAGTAATAGAAGAATATTTAATAAATAAAAACATAATACAATAAAAATGAAAAGAGCAATTACAACTGCTGTTGAGGCTAGAAATATTATGCTATCAGCACCAATACCCAAAGAAACAAAGACCTACAAACCTGTAAGTCATCAAGAACTTATAGATTTAACGCTTGAGAGTATATATCAATCAGGGTATACACTTGAAAAGCAAACCTATTCTACAGCAAGAGAGGGTAATGTAGCAAACGGACGCTACACTATATCTAATGTTGGAGATAGTGAAATGAAACTACAGATAGGTTGGCAAAACAGCTATGATAGAAGCTTAGCGCTTAAGTTTGCACTTGGTACAAGTATTATTATTTGTTCTAATGGTATGGTCAAAGGAGATCATGGAGCATTCAGAAAGAAGCATCAAGGAGACATACAAACATTTACACCAGCAGCTATATCAGAATATATTAAAGGTGGAGGTGACGCTTTTGAAGACTTACAAAAGGATCGTGATATGTTAAAGCAATACGAAGCTACAGATAAGATTCAAGCAGAAGTGATAGGTAGTTTGTTTCTTCAAGAGGAAATCATTTCATCATCACAACTAAATATAATTAAGAAGGAACTCAAAACTCCAACTCACAACTATAGTGCAGAAGGAAGCATGTGGGAGCTGTATAACAATGTTACATTTGCTATGAAGCAATCACATCCATCAGATTGGATGCAAGATCATATAGATGTTCATAACTTCTTTATTAATCACACCAATAATATTACTCAAGAGGTGAAAGCAGATGCAGATATGTTTGCAGCTGTACTTAAGAATCAATTAGATATGTTTGAATCATGACAGTTAGTGAATATGTAAACAACCTTGTACAGTTGTTAAAAAAAGATCCTGAGATAGGTGAATTAGAAGTAATCTATTCTCAGGACGCAGAGGGTAACTCTTACGAGAAGGTATTCTACACTCCATCACTCATGAAGACAGATGGATTAGAGAATGCATATGTCACAGGGGTGAGAAATATAGACCCATATGAGATAGATGTAGAAACAAGTGCATTATGTATTAACTGATATGGGAGGAATAGTAGTAACAGGAGGTGCAGGATTCATAGGATCTCATCTCGTTGAAAGATTGGAAGAGCTCAATAAACAAGTATCAATAATTGATAACTTCAGTACTGGCAAGATGCTAAACTTTTCAAATCTGCATTACAAGCCTTATGTAACGATTTATGAATTAGGAAGCGATAGTTGGGGTGAATTGCATGATGTTATAGGGCTTGAAACTCTTATTCACTTAGCTGCACCTGTATCAGTTGAAGAGAGTTTGTCAAACCCAGATAAATATCATCGTCAAATTGTAGAAGGTAGTGCTCAGTTGTTTGATTGGGCAATAAGGAATGGCTGTAAGAACATAGTGGTAGCATCAACAGCTGCTGTATATGGAGATACAGAAACATTTCCTACAACAGAAGATAGTAAGTTATCTCCTAGATCACCTTATGCATCATGTAAACTAGCAATGGAAGAGCTTTGTACAAAATATGATGCAAACTTTTCAGTGCTAAGATTCTTCAATGTATTTGGAGAAAGACAGAAAGAGAGTGGAGGATATGTATCAGCTATACCTATATTCTATAAACAATATGGAAACCGTGATAGCTTAACAGTTACAGGAGATGGTCAACAGACCAGAGACTTTATATATGTTAAAGATGTTGTTGATGCTATTATAGCTTCAATAGGTTGCAATGGTGTTTGGAATGTAGGATCTGGTGAAGAGGTTAAGATTATAGATGTGGCTAAGGCATTTAGTGACAATATAGAGTTTATACCTGCTAGAAAAGAAGCTAAGCGGTCTCTTAGTGATATAACAAAGATAAAAGAAGACTTGGGATGGTCTCCACAAGTAAGTTTAATTAATTGGATAAAATCAATAAAAAAATGAAATGGGATAATTTTAAAGAACACTTCCACCCATCGTGGCACGGTAAAATGAAACCATTTATAGAAAGCAATGAGTGCGATGAGATATATGCATTCTTGAAGAAAGAGAGTAAGAGGGGCAAGCAGATTGCTCCTCTGTCATCTCAGGTCTATAGATGTTTCAAAGAGACACCACTTGGTGAAGTGAAAGCAGTGATTGTGGGCATGTGTCCCTATCACACATTTAAGAATGGATTACCTGTAGCAGATGGTCTGCTTATGGGTTGTTCAGTGACAGGTTATGTACAACCTTCTCTAAAGCAATTTTACAATGCACTTGAGAACGAGTTTCACAGAGGTCTTAATCTGAGTTATGATCCATCTCCTGATGTAACCTATCTAGCAGAGCAGGGAATACTAATGCTTAACGTAGCGCTCACCACTGAGAAGAACAAAGCTGGTAGTCACATAGATATATGGGAACCGTTTACAAAGTATTTGTTTGAAGAGGTTCTTAATCCGCTAGGTGTACCATATGTTTTTCTTGGTAAAGATGCTGGTAGATACAAAAGGTATGCAGGAATATTTGCTCACACATTTGTTGTGAGTCACCCAGCTAGTGCTTCTTACAAAGGAGTTGATTGGGATAGTGAGGGTGTGTTTACAAAAGTGGATACACTAATTTATGAAAACAACGGATTTAGCATCAACTGGTTAAAAGATGCAGAAGATCCATTTTAAAAACAGAAACAATGATAAGAGGAACATTAACAGAAGATCCTGGTATATTAGAACCAGGAGATGAGATTATTACTTGCCATGGCTCAGAGATGAGATGTTATGTAATAGAAGAAATACCACGAGTTAGTAAACTAAAAACATGGCATAACGGTAGAACACGATACATAGCTGTAAAGTCTAGAGCTGCTTTGACACAAAAGACCACTTCACATGTAAATCAATGGACTGGTAAAACTTATACTCACACTTATAAAACGTATGAGTTCAGAGTGCCTAATGAGAATGATCCAATAATAAAAGTGGATCTAAACTGGAAACAAATATATATAATTAATAAATTTAAAAATGGATAACACAGTAAACAGACCGATTAAGAAAGAAGAACTTCAAGTGGGAGATGAAGTTATTGTACGAGGTGTAGACCTCAACTACATGCAAATTGTAAGGCCACCTATGCCAAAACAATACAAAGACTATCAAGGAAACCCTTACACAGGATACACATCAGCTGTATGTAATAGAATCAACAGTAAGTTTGGTAGGAAATGGAATTCAGATGATAAACAGAATGTAAGATTTGACTTTGAATATAAGTCAATCTGGTTAGTAAAACGAGGAGATAACAATTAATAAATAAGAACAGAAATGAGATTAGAAAATCAAAAACAATCAAACGTCCTAGAAACAGGACCAGCTAACAAGAGCATAGGAATGTCCCTAGACTTAGATTCTGCACAGGTATTGATGCAGATGTTAAGTAAGAATCTGTATTCAGATGCAATAGGCTCTACAGTTAGAGAGTGTGCCAGTAATGCACTGGACAGTCATAGAAGAGCAGGAGTGAATAAACCTATCGTGGTATCTCTTGTAAGAAATGACAGTAACAATTATGAATTCTCTGTTGAGGATTTTGGTGTTGGTCTAGACGCAAATGATGTAGAGAAGATTATCAGTAAGTATGGTAAGTCTACAAAGCGTGATAGTGATACAGAGCTTGGTATGATGGGTCTTGGTTTCAAGGCCCCTCTAGCTTATGCTAGTAGCTTCTACTTTAGATGTAGAAAAGATGGTGTAGAGCGTAAGTATATGATGTATGAAGGTGAGGAAACTAACACTATTGATCTAATATATGAGAAACCAACAACAGAAGGTAATGGTGTTAAGGTGATTATACCTATCAAGTGGGGAGATCGTTGGGACTTTACAAGTAAAATTAAAGAGCAGCTTGCTTATTTTGAGCATGTGTATTTTAATGTGGATGATGTAGATAATAACTTTGTGATTCATAGATCCAACTTGTTTCAGTTCTCTGAGCTATCTTCTGACAACTATCTGCATGTATGTCTTGATGATGTATACTATCCACTAGACTTTAAGAAGCTTGATATAGATAGAATAGAAATACCTGTAGGATTGAGACTTAGTTTGACAGATGGTGTCTTTCCTACACCAAACCGTGAGGCTCTTAGGTATACACCTGAAGCAAAGAAAGCTATTCTAGAAAAGATTAAACGCTTTGCTAATGTAATGACACAACGTTACAATCAGTCAGTCACTGTAAATAGTGATGTGTATGCTGTATTGAAATACTATACAAATAGCAGTAGATATATCAAGATGTTTGGTCAGGAGTTTGACTATAATCAGCTTGCTAAGTTTGCTACAGCTAGAATTGCTACACCTAAAATACCTGGTGTAAATACACTGGAGTTGCATACACTAAGTAATTATTCATTTACTACACTTCTTAAAAACTACAGACGCTCATACAAATATGAGAATGGTAGAATGTATGAAATTAAATCTGATAACACTTGGGCAGCACGTGTAGAGTGGGATGCAAAAGATAGAAGACACTATATACTTAATGGTGACATGCGAGGAAACAAGAAGGCCTATCTAAGAGAACTTGCAGAAGACCATGAATCTAGATGTGTGTATTTTATTAAGGAGAAATCAAAAAAGGATTACGTAAAACTTAAAGGGGCTCAGGGATACAAAGATCTTCTGAAGCTTAACAACTATCCTAAGGATCAGTGGAGAACTGTACTCAAAGAGTGGAGACACATTGAGAGTCTTTTACTTGCTGATCTTGTTGATGCTGATGCTATTGAGGTGCCTCAAGACTGGCTAGATGCTAGAAAGAATAATAAGGTGGCTAAGATGAAAGCAACTAAGGCTGCTAAAGGTGCAAAGCTTGAAGGTGATTTCAATTGTAAGATGGCTGATAATCTTCTTAGATATAATAGTGGTAGAAACTGTAAGTTTGTAGCTAATCGTTTGAATACTAAGGATATTGAAGAGGGTAGTACAGTGTATCTCTACACACATCATGATAACTTTATGGTTCTTGATAACATGTATGAGGACACTAGAAAGCTAAACATTAAATACATCACACTGTCTCAACGAGAACTAAAGATTATTGAAGACTCAGGAGAGACAATTGACAATCTTGTGTCTTATGATGATTTTATTAAAGGGCATGAGTTGTTTGTTAAGATAGTTACAGCTGTACGTATTCACAGATTCGCTAAGAAGTATAATGATGTATTTGAAAAGAGAAGCTATATAAAGCAAGTTAATGAAGAACTTGGAGAAAATCTAGAAGATCTTTCAACATATCGAAATGATTATCTACATTCTGGTAAGTACACCGAGTTTGGTGATCTTGATGCTTTGGTAAACATTGCTACAGAGAACAAGTTGTTTGATGCAAACTTTTATGTTTTACAAGAGAAGGTGCACCAGACACTACGCACTCACTACTATTTCAATACACTTGCAAAGGTGATGGGTTATCAACACCTCAATGGGGAAATCCTAGATTGTATGGCACAACTAATGACATGTAATGGATTAGAAGTGAACGAAGACTATGAGTATAACTATCTAAAGGAAGCGCTGAAAGACAGCGAAGAAACAGAGTAATCATGTGGGAGATTGTTTGACAGTCTCCCATATTTTTCGTATATTAATAAATAAATAACAATTAAAAAACATGAGTAAATTTTTAAGTTTGGAATGGTTCAAAAACAAAGTGGACCATTCAGTAGAGAAGGTAATTGAGAAGAAACTTGATACCTTAATGAACCAGCAAGATGAAGCAGCTGGACAACCATTTAGCAGTGCTAAGTTGGTAAATGATGTACTAACTATTGTGATGAATGATGGTTCTGTAATTACTAAGATGGATGCTACGGAAGATCATTATGCAGCTGTACAGCTAGCAAAGAATGTAGCAGACTTATATTCTATTGTTAGTGATCCTAGTGTTGTTAGTGAGAAAATTGAAGAGGAGAAAAGGATTGCAAGACTTTTAGCTCTTCGTGAAGGACTTTCTATTCTAAGAGAGAGTGGTGAGTTTACAGTGGATGGAGATAGTGTATACTTCAAAGGTATATCCAGGTCTCTACCACAACTACTAGTCGAAGAACTTATCGATGAGGTGAGTCGTGCTAAAGAGTTGGGTATTCCACTAAATGATTATGATGGATATCAGTCTCTCAAGAGATTCTTTATGTGGTGTGCACTTAATCCAAGAGCTGAGGTGGCACACGAGCTATACAGATTCTTGAAAGAGAACAGCTTCCGTATCACTAAGCAGGGATTCTTTGTAGCACTACGTAATGTTGTTACACTACATGGATCTCCAGAGCTTGTACACTTCATCTCTAATACATACAACAAAGTGAAAGCTGTATGGAAGAAGAGTCCAGATGACTACACTGTGTTCCTACAAAATGGTGAATACAAACTTGTGCATGATGACAAGTTATACCGTGAAGAAACACGAACCAGTACAGTTTGTAAAGAGTGCTGGGGAGAAGGTGGTTACTATAATTTTGATGATACATATGCTGATCAAGATGAATGGGATGAAACAGAGTGGATAGAATGTGATAATTGTGGTGGAACAGGTGAAGTGGAAGAGTATGAGTACACAACAAATGTTATGGTGGACCATGGAGAAGAGATAGGTAAACTTACAGCTCTATATCTAGACCTACCTAATAGACATGAGAATCGCTTCACAGATGATTGGACTAAAACATTTGACATACGTGTAGGTAAGGTGGTTAACATGCCTAAAGAGCAGTGTAACTGGTCAACACAAGATTGTGCTGCAGCTGGTTTACATTTTACTTCTGACCAGATACACTATGTAGGATGTGGTGATCAGTCTGTTCTAGTTCTTATCAATCCTATGAAGGTTGTTGGTATTGGGACACACAAGGGTAGATGCTATGAGTATTTGCCAATCATGACTGTACCAAGAGATGAGGCTACAGAGATTCTTCATGACAATCAGTTTGACACTCTACAGCTTGATGAAGAGTATGCAATCCGTGAGCTTGAGGATCTAGAAGCTAAGGTTCAGGAAGGGTTTGTATCTGAAAGTTCTAAGTATGAATTCAATTTACCAAATGTTAGCAGTGCTGACATACGTAATATTGTAGGAAGCTTAGAAGATATGAAGGCTGAGATACGAGACAGAGTTGTATCTTTAGATTAATTAATTGGGGGATAGCATTTATTTTGTATATTTGTTATCCCCCTTTAATTTAAACTTATGGCAAAAAAGACAGTAAGAAAACCAAGAGTGCCACGTACTAGAAATGCTGGAACAATGACAGAATCAATGTTCTGGTCCATGATTAGGAGTGCTCTAAGACAGAAAAGCAGATGGTGGAAACCAATTGCTGAATGTAAGAAGTTAGCAAGAAGAGCGTACAAGGGAAAAAACAAAAGACAGAAGTGGGAATATCTATGTAATAAATGTAAGAAGTGGTATAAGAGTGATCAAGTTAATGTTGATCATATTGAACCTGCAGGTAGTTTGAATTGCTCAAACGATCTTCCAGCTTTTGTAGACACTCTATTTTGTGAACAGGATAACTTACAGGTTCTTTGTAAAACATGTCACGATCAAAAAACTAACTTAGAAAAACAATTAAAACAATTTAAAAAATGAACCACTTTATGAAACCAAAGCATTACGAATCAACATCTGAACAGGATGTAATTGATTTCTGCCAAGCTTATGATTTATCTTTTACGAAGGGGAATGTAATTAAATACATTACTAGAGCAGGTAAAAAGGGTGATGAACTACAAGACTTACACAAAGCCTTGGATTATATACAAAGAGAAATAAAATTTATTAAAAACAAACAGAGATGATAAAGGGACAAACAAACACAGAAGCAAACTATAGGGCTGTCATGTTAGACAGCTCTAGTTCTTTAAAGGACTTTTCACTTGATAGAAAGAAATATTATAGAAAATATATCCTTAATGAACCAATTAACGAGAAAGAAACAGCAGCTGCTAATATGGGTAGACTTGTAGAAACCATGTTGTGGGAACCAGAACTATTTGATGAGAAGTTTATGTTATCAAACTGTGCAACTACACCTACAGGACTTATGTTAGAATTTGTAGAGGCACTATATCGTGTCACTAGAGATGCTACAGATGAGTCTGGAGAGGTTACTAGAGATTTTGAGAGCTTATCAAGAGAAGCATATGACATATCTTCTTTCAAGATAAAGTATGAGGCTGTTATCAAGAAGTTCGTAGGCAGTGATGCAGAACTTTACTATCATGAGATTAGAAAAGTGAGAGCAAATAATCTAACTGTAGTTAATAACCTAGAGATCACTATGGCTGAAAAGATTGTACAGACACTTAAATCAAGTTCTGTAACTTCTCACATTGTTAACCTTGTTAGTAGTGCAAGATACAGTGCTTTTTGTCAAGTGCAAGTTGAAGATTATCCTGTAGATGGACACTCTTTCAAGTCTATGATGGACTGGGTAGTGGTAGATCATGATGCTAAAACTATTCAGGTGTATGACTTGAAATGTACATGGAATGTAGAGAACTTCTTTGAAGAATACTATCTATATAGAAGAGCATTTATTCAAGCATTCTTGTATAAGAAAGCTGCACAACACATGGCTAATGATGACATGTTAGAATACTATGGGTATGAGGTACTTAATCCTAGATTTATTGTTTGTGATAGTGCAAACTTCTATAGTCCAATAATATATACATTGTCTGATGAAGACATGAGTGATGCTTACCTTGGTTTTCAATACAAGGGTAGAACTTACACTGGTGTGAAGAGTCTGATTAGTGATTTGAAATGGGCAACAGAGAATAACATGTGGGACGTTAGCCAAGGAACATTCGAGGCTAATGGAGTAGTTAATATACGTAATAGATAATAATGAAACTTAAGAAAACAATAACAAGCATATTTATGGTGCCAACTCTAATGGTTCCAAAGAACGCATTGAAACAGAATGGGTTCATAAATGCTTATTTAGATGATGTAGAACGAGATTTTAAATATGATGACGTTGTTTATCTCTTGTTCTTACCCACTGATGTAGCAAAATTTAGAGAATTCCTCGATGGAGAATATGAACGTACCACCTCTATCATCGAGGATTATGATTATGAAGGTGGTTTTGTTGTGTTAGTATATAAACTTAATCCAGACTTTGATATAGACTTTTATTTAATTAGACAAGGTAGATATTCTGAAACAAGTGAGAAGTTTCAAAAGATATTTCCAAAGGTTATAAAGATTAAAAAGCACGGACTACACAGAGATGAGATTAGTCTTCAATACAGAGTGTTTAATAAAACAGATGACATGATAGAGTATTGGGAAGATAAGCTCGGTATAGAGTGGGACGATAGTCTTGAAGTATGGGAAGGGTTTGATGAAAGTAAAGAGATACTTGACATAAACAAACTAAAAAAAAAGTGTTGAATTAACAAAAAAATAATTATGGATGCAGAAAAACTAATGAATGAAAATCCTCTTACAAAAGCTAAACTAAAAGAGTGGTTTTTAGATAAACTTATGGCTTCAGCAAACGAGTTCAAAGAAGATGATTCTTTTAAAGAATTTATGATTAACTCTGGTATTACAGATGATCAAATAACAAGAGTATTTAAAGATGGTGGTAGAGCCAGTTTAGATATGTTTGATGAGAATGATGTAGTAGTAAACATAATACATGACTGGAAGACAAAGAAGTTCTCTTATCGTATAAATGATGAGAAACAGACTGGTAAATACTCTTTAAGAAAAGAAGCAGAGAAGCATGCAATGCAGAAAGCTGTAACTATTCTTGAGTCAAAATTAACTGAAAATAAGGAAACAAATGACAACCCAGAGAATTAAAGAACTAGTAGAAGATTACTTTAATCTAGATCTATCAGAGAAGACCAGAAAGAGAAATGTAGTTCACATTAGATTCTTATATTACAACTTGGCCTATAACCATGCGTCAGATGGTATGAGTTTAACTGCTGTAGGTAACACTATTGGTGGTTTTGATCACGCTACTGTGCTGTATGGCCTTAGACAATACAAGAACTTATATGAATTCGATAGAGCTTTTAGAAACAGAATCAATCCATTTCTTAATGAAGTGGAGGAAGAACTTAATAAAAGTAGCATCGAAGGTAAGAGAACTATACATAGACAAATAAGGAGAATGAAGGAAAGAATCTTTCAAATGGAGAAACAATTAGAGGAAATATCTTAAATTTTACAAATAATTATGAGAACAATTGGAAAAATTATAGTAGATTTGCTTTCCAGCAATCACATTTCAGCTGAGGAAGCTGAATTATTGATCACCCACCTTTCAGAGAATAAAAGACCTTCAGGTTATCAACCTGGATGGACTTCTAGTCCCTATTGGTATCAAACAACCACATTATGAGAACAGCAAAACAATTTAATCAGACATATGAATTAGTTTGCACTGGAGAAGGACTTACAATAGAAGTGCCTGCTGTAGTACAGTTCTTAAACTTAGCATTCATAGACTTCTTGAGAATAGAGGGATTTGAATATAAAGAAATCTCAACAATTCGTGGAATACCTAGAGTTGATACTAATCTTCCAGATCTTATGCCTTATATAGGTAGAGTAATTCAATCAGAATTGGAAGAAAAGATATCGCTCATGTTAAAGGTTGAGTTTGAAATCGAAGAAAGGTTAAGATCTATAAACTTAGACAAAAACGGTAACCCATTAACACTATGAACAAAAACATTTTTATGCCAAGGGTCAATATTCTCCCATATGAATATCCACAATTACTAGACTACAAAGATGCTATCAGACATTCCTACTGGATAGATACAGAATTCAACTTTACAGAAGACATACAAGACTTCAAGGTAACCATCTCTAATGAAGAGCGTGATGTTATCAAGAAGACTATGCTTGCTATTGCACAAATAGAAGTCAACGTAAAAACATTCTGGGCTGATATGTATAAGCGTATGCCTATTACAGAGATTGGGGATGTGGGGATGACATTTGCTGAGTCAGAAGTTAGACACAAAGATGCATATGCTAGACTATTGAGAATACTTGGCCTTGAAAAAGAGTTTCAAAGTGTTATAGAGGTTCCAGCTATAGAGGGTAGACTTAAGTACCTAAAAAAGTACTTAGATGGTACAAGATCTAGAGACAATAAAATGTATACTAAGTCTGTATTATTATTCTCTTTGTTTATAGAGCACGTAAGTTTATTTAGTCAGTTCTTAATTATGATGAGCTTTAACAAAGAAAGAAATGTACTGAAAGGTATATCTAATGTTGTTGAGGCTACCAGTAAAGAAGAAGAGATACATGGTAACTTTGGTGCTGAGATAATTAATATTATCAAGAAAGAAAACCCTGAGTGGTTTGATGATGAGTTTGAAAACTTAATATATTCAGCATGTAAGAAAGCTTACAAAGCTGAGTGTGGTATATTAGATTGGATCTTTGAAAAAGGAGAGCTTAACTTTCTACCTAAAGAAACAATTCAACACTTCATCATGAATCGATTCAATAATTCTTTGAAGAAGATTGGAATGAAACCAATATTTGATGTAGATAAAGAACTAATTGCATCAACAAAATGGTTTGACATAGAAATCACTGCTACTAAAGAAGGAGACTTCTTTTATAAAAAGCAGGTAGATTATAATAAAAAGAGTAAGAGTATAACTGTAGACGATTTATTTTAAAATGGAATATAAAAGATATTACTGGCTTAACGAAGACAGTAGAACATTTTTGTCCAGAGGATATCTAGATGAATCCCCTGAGCAAAGAGTAAGAGATATAGCTAACATTGCTGAAAAGTATTTAGCTATTAAAGATTTTGCTTGTAAGTTTGAAGACTACATGGCAAAAGGATACTATTCACTATCAACACCTGTATGGATTAACTTTGGTAAACAGAAAGGTTTACCTATTAGTTGTTATGGATCTAATGTAGATGATACACTAGATAGCATACTTAATGCAGGCCGTGAAATAGGTATGATGTCTAAGTATGGTGGTGGGACAAGTGCCTACCTAGGTAACATTAGACCAAGAGGAACTAGTATTAGTACTGGTGGACAAGCTGATGGGCCTATTCACTATGCTAGAATGTATGACACTGTAGTAGATGTATGTAAACAATCTGCTGCTAGACGTGGAGCATGTGCTGTATACTTACCTGTAGAGCACGCAGACATAGAAGAGTTTCTAGATATTGGTACAGAGGGTAATCCTATTCAGAATCTTCAGTATGGTGTAACAGTTAGTGATGCCTGGTTGAAGAGTATGAAAGCTGGTAGTAAAGAGAAGCGTAAGATATGGGCCAAGATAATCCAAAGACGTAATGAGTTTGGATTTCCATACATTATGTTCTCAGACAACTCAAACAATGAGACATCTCCATACAAGGAATTAGGATACAAGATTACAGCATCTAATTTGTGTAGTGAAATACAACTACCTACAGACAGCTTTAATAGTTTTGTATGCTGCTTAGGATCTATCAACTTGTTGCACTGGGATGAGATAAAAGAAACAGATGCTATAGAAACATATGTACTGTTCTTAAATGCTGTAATGAATGAGTTTGTTCAAAAGGCAGAACATCTTCCTGGTATGAGAAGAGCATATAGATTTGCAAAAGAGCACAGGGCTATTGGTGTAGGTGTATTAGGATATCACTCCTTGTTCCAGTCTAAGCTTATAGAGTTTGAATCACTGGAAGCTAAACAACTTAACCATCAGATTTTCAAGACGTTAAAAGAACGTACTGAAGATGCATCTAGATGGTTACATGATGCTAAAGGATACAAGTCTATCAGAGAAGGGTATGCTAATACTACTCTTATGGCTATAGCACCAACTAAATCTAGTTCATTTATACATGGTGCTGTATCTATGGGTATAGAACCTATTAAATCTAACTACTTCATCAAGGATCTTGCTAAGAGTAAGACAGTGTATAAGAATCCGTTCTTAGAAGCTGAGCTTGAGAAGTATGATCTAAATAATGATGAAACTTGGGAGTCCATCTTAAAGAAAGATGGGTCTGTCCAACATTTAAAATTCCCTACAAAGGGAGTATTCAAATCATTCATAGAGATTAGTCCTAAGGAGATAGTTCTTCAAGCTGCTCAAAGACAAAAGTTTATTGATCAGTCGCAGAGCTTGAACCTTATGATAGATCCTAGTGTACCAGCTAAAGATATCAATCAGTTATATCTTTATGCACATGAAGAGGGTGTTAAAACACTCTACTATCAGTTCAGTCAGAGTTCAGCACAAGCGTTTGCACGTAATATTCTAGAGTGTGCAAGCTGTGAGGGCTAACTAAGTTAATTATAAAAATGTATGCTTCTAACAAATTTAGTTTGGTAGTTTAAAATACATTTTATAACTTTGAGCTGTGGGGGTACAAGATTTGAATTAAGTATTTCTGTTCTGTTTTTAATTGTGAAAGGGGCCTTGGAGAAATCTAAGGCCTTTTTTTGCTTGTAAAATAGAGTAGAATTTATTATATTTGTACGTAACAATTAAATAATTAAGAATGGCAAAAAAACAAGAAACAACCGTAGACAAGTTCCAGGAAGCACTGGAAAAATTAAACAAACAATATGGTAAGGGAACCGTATTAGCATTAGACAGCAAAACAGAAGGCAACTATGATGCAATCAGTACAGGATCAATTGGATTTGATTGGATTACATTAGGTGTAGGAGGTTTTGTAAAAGGTAAAATGTATGAATTGATGGGATGGGAAGGTACAGGTAAATCCACTATATGTGGACATGCTGTAGCTAGCTGTCAAGCTAAAGGAGGAAAGGTAGTATATATAGATGGCGAGCATGCTGTTGATAAGAACTACTTTGAAGCACTTGGTGTAGATACATCACAGATGCTAATTGCTCAACCATCTTCAGGTGAAGAAGGATTTAATATTGCTGTGGAAATGATGCAGTCTGGTGAAGTGGATTTATTAATTATAGATTCAGATTCATCACTGATTCCTAAAGCTGTATTAGATGGTGATGTAGGAGATCATGCAATTGGTAAGAAAGCTAGACTAAATAGTGGAGCTTATCCAAAGATTAAAAGCATTGCTCACAATACAGACACATGTATAATCGTAATCTCTCAGTACCGTGAGAAGATTGGTGTTATGTTTGGTAACCCAACTACTACACAAGGTGGACATGCTCTTAAGTTTTATTCTGATTGTAGAATAGAAGTGGGCAGATCACTAGCAAAAGAAGGTCAAGAAGTTTATGGTAACATCACAAGAGTGAAAGCTACTAAAAACAAAATGAGCCCTCCATATCAGAAATCAGAGTTTGAGATTGTTTATGGTGTAGGTATTGATAAAGTGGGAGAAACTCTAAAATTACTACATGAGTTTGAATTAGGTCGTAAGTATGGTAAGACATACACCTTTGATGGTATCAAGTATGATCTAGATGAATTCAAAGAAATGATTGTAAACGATGAAGTATTCTTTGATAAATTAAAAACAAAAATTATAAACTCTATTCGTGGTGTAGAAGAAGAAGAAAAAAAAACTGAGAATGTAAATTCTATTGAAGTGATAGCACCTCAAGAACTTACACCAGACTTATTCGATGCACCTGAGTTATGAAATGTATAGTGTGTGGAGCAAATTCAGAGTCTGAATACTGCTTCAAACATAAGCCTAGAAAAAAACTGTCTGGCAACAGGGGATTCAATAAACCAACGCTAACTAAGAAATCTAGAGTTAGTGTTGGTAAATCCCAACCAAACACAGATCATATAACATTCAAAGAGATTTGGAAAGAAAGACCTCACAAGTCTGAAGTTAGTGGTGAGTATCTAGGTAAGGAAGCGCTAAGTTTATATTTTCATCACATACTTCCTAAAAGAAAGTACCCACAATTTAGGAATCTTAAAGAAAATATTATACTTTTGACAGCTGATGAGCACGCTAATGTAGAAAGTGACATCTACAGATATGAAAAAATAAATAAGATAAGAGAGTATCTTATAGATAAATACAAGTTAAATATATAAATCAACATTATGAACAAAGAACAAAAAAGAAAGAGAGCAGAAAAATGGTTTGCTGCTCATGGTATCAATCCTAACACACCAGATTCTGATGGTAATCAAAGAGTATTAGACGTACGTCCAGCTCAAAGTTTTACAGAAGATATGGATGGTGTTGTTAGTCATCCTTGTACAATTACTGTAGAAGGATTTTTATTTTATGCACACGTAACTGTAGAGTTCAATGATGGATCAAAGTCTTATGAATTCCAAGGTGGATCAGGAGGAGTTGGTGTAGGTGATCTTACATGTGAAGGTGTTATCTACTATGGTAATCAAGACACATTATTAAAAGCTACAACCTTTGGTGTTGCATTTGGTGCAGAAGATGGTGGTGTATGTCAAGTGACTTGGGGTACAAGCGGTAATGCTACAGCTGCAGGTATAGGTGAAGGCCTAGGTGCATTTGGTGGTAGTGGATCATGGAACTAAATTAAAATCAACATTATGAAAAACCAATTCTTTTACACACGTAAAGAGGCTATACAGGATACAGATCCTGTAGAGTACAAAGAGTACACAGACAGTATTAACATTAACAAAGTAATTCGTAGCGTTCAGATGAGCGATGACTCAATTGTTGTCTTGCTAGATGACATGCATGAACGTATTTCAGAAGTACCTAATATCAATCCTAAGAACAACAAGGTGATTGGTACAAAGAAGAAGGTAGATGTATATCAAACAGAGGCGTATCTATATGGAGAAGATATAGAACGATTTAAAAACCTAACAAATATTGAAAACAATGGCTAAGAAACTATACAAAGCGCTACTAGGAAATAGAATCTATGTAGAGATCCCTAAAAAGGAAGAAAGTAAACTTATAGTTGACGAGAACACTAAAGAAGAGTTACAACGTCAGATGCTAAAAAAGATGTCTAAACTTAAAGTTTATGATGTTGGAGATATAGTAAAGAATGTAAAAGCTGGTGATACAGTATTAGTAGATCCAGGAAAGTTAAAAGATGCAATGGTTATTCCTTTAACTGATGAAAAAGATGTGCTACTAGTATCTCCATTTGATGTAATACACGTCTGGTAATGAGTAAATTCCCTTTTATATCGTGTAAATGTATAACTTACGGACGAGTTGATACGTTAGAAGAAGCGCTGTACAGCTTTCTTATACAGGATTATCCAAAAGATAGATGTGAGTTAGTGATTGTCAATGATTATCCCAAACAAAAACTCATATACGATCACCCTCAGGTTACCATTTATAACTTGGATGAAACATTTCCTTTAATAGGAGAGAAGGAGAACTATGCTATTGAACGATGTAAAGGGGAACTTATTGCTGTTTGGGATGATGATGATGTAGCACTGTCTAATCATCTAATAAACATAGCTCAGAACTGGAATTATGATACTAACATAATACACTGGGAAACAGGTGTGTTTTATAATGAACCTAATATTACAGCTATAACTGGAGTGGGTAACTCAGGAATAGTGTATAGTAAAAGTGTCTGGGAGAGAATAGGTAAAAGTCCATTAGTAAATGCTGGTGGTGATGCAATCTTAACAAATAAGATACATGGCTTTGGAAGACAGTATGTTAATAATGTTAAGCTGCCTGAAAAAGAAGCTTCTTGGTTTTATATGTGGGGCGGTAGAGGATATCATCAATCTGGACAAGGTGCAGATGATGATGACACTAAACCTAATATTATAGAAAGACATTCAGCTCATATAGAAAACGAGAGGATAAAAGGTAATATACCTACAGGTGATATACACCTATCTCCTAAGTGGAATAAAGATTATGCAAAAATGTTATCTGATTTTATAAAATGAAAGTATTAGTAACTACAGCATCATTTAGTAGCCCTCTACATTCTACATGGGTACCTCAAGAATCTAATAAGTATGACATAACTCTTAATAGAATAAGTGATGAGACTGACAGTGCTAGGCCTCTAGCAATGCATCCTAGATTGCGTGCAAAAATGCCAAAGATGTTAGCTTGGGAAGAACATCCAGGATATGATTACTATATATGGTTAGATTCTTCTTTCTCTATATTAAATGGTAGGTCCATTGAACGGATGGTAGACTATTGTAGAGATAGTGATGCATGTTTCTTTAAACACTCTGGAAGATCTTCTGTAGAATCAGAGACTAAATTTGTAATAGATCTTCTAAATGGCAACAATCAATACATCTTAGATAGATATAAAGGAGAAAAGCTGCATGAACAACTAAGTCATTACCAAAAAGATAAGGAGTGGAATGACAACTTTTTAGTAGAGTGTGGTACATTTATTTACTCTAAAAATGTAGTGGAGAATAGAGAGTATAACTTAATGAAAGAATGGTTTTATCATAATTGTTTATGGTCCATACAAGATCAAATAAGTCTACCCTATCTGTTACATAAATTTAAAACCAAATATAAATTCTTTGAAAAGAATGTATATGATAACAGTTATACAAAATGAAAAAGATAAAAGCAAGATGGATGCCACTGCTTAGAGCAATGGTCAGAGACAGAAGACTATCTCCTATAGAAAGACTAGCTACAAGAGTTGGTTATATGGGTGTAGGTTTCTTAATTATGGGACAGTGGACACTCATACCAGCATGTTTTATAGCAGGGTTTATATGTGTAATGATACAAGTAGCTGTTAGAAGACAGTGGAACCTAGTGCTACTACAACTCAATGGGTTGATAGCGTGGACCATACACTTCATAAACTCTTTATAATAAAAAAGCCCCAATTAAGGGGCTTATATTATTTACATCCGTACTTACATTTCTTTTTTACAGTCTTACCTTTCTTAGCATATCCCATTTTGTTACGAACAGCTGTAGGTAATTTCTTAAGTCCTACTTGTTTAGCCGTAGGCTTCTTTAACTTCTTACCAGCCTTAGCTTTCATTTTAGATTTAGGTGGTACCATAGAGGCAGCTTTGCCACCATAGCCCATCTTTTTAACTTTCTTACCAGCTTTGGCTTTCATAGACTTGCCATAACCAGCTTTCTTTACTTTGGATCCTGACTTAGCTTTTTTCATAGTTTTGCCATATCCTGCTTTTTTACGCATCATGATTGTATAGTTTGAGTGTTAACATTTCCATCTTCTTCTAGCCTGTCTGATTCTAGAATTAGGATTATTTCTAGTCTTAGCAGAGCTACGCTTTAACTGTCCCAAACTTCTAGCGCAATAAGACTTACGTCTTTTAGCAGCTTTAGATCCCTTTTTTACTTTACCTGTTACAGCAGTCTTTAGTTTGCTGCCAGGATTTGCTTTTCTATAGGCTTTTACACCTTTCTTAGTCATACCAGCACCCTTTTTAGTAGCTCTGTAATTAGCAGATTTACCCTTTGTGGTTTTTCTGATAGCTTTTTCTTTTCTTTTGGCCATGGTTATTTCTTCTTTTTAGTAGACTTCTTACGCTTTCTAAGCGCACTAGTCCTCCTACCCATGCCCACTCTTTTCTTTTCAGCCACAACAGCAGCTTTACGTTTACCAACACCTTTCCATGTAACAGGTGTTTTCTTACTAACTTTTTTGCTAGGACGACATTTCTTTACGCCTTTATTCTTGGAAGATCCACAGGGGTTACCCTTTTCATCTTTCCATTTCTCTTTAAACCAACGTTTAAGAGCAGCACCTTTCTTTGTCTTTCTAACTGCCATTATATTATTTGATATCACACCATCCTACACATATTGTCTTGAAGGTGCAATAATATATTAGTTTACATATTAGATTTCTCATACTACTTTTTCTTTCCTGCTCTACGTTTTCTGCATTTAGCAATAGCTCCACTGGCATAAGCAGAGGGGAATACCTTATATTGTGCTTTTACCTTGTGGTAACAAGCATCATGATTAGGTTTAGAAGATTTACCCTTTTTAGCTTTGGGTACTGCTTTCTTCTTTGCTACTGTCTTACGTCTAGTAGCT